GTGCGCCAGGCCCCGGTTGATGGGGGCGCGTGGGCGGAGTAGTAGGCGAGCCAGAGCAGGTAGTCGCTGCAGGCGGCGACCTGGGGGAGGAACGCGAAGTAGGTGTAGCAGTAGATGGGGCAGTAGTCGCCGCCTGTGATGCTGCGGGCGGCGGCCTTGACGAGGCCGAGGAATTCCCGGGCCGAGCTGCCGACGATCCCTGCGGTGATCTTGGGGGGAAGCCAGAACTTGGCGCGGCGACGGGGATAGATGGCGTGCGGGTTCACCCGGGCGCGGCCGTTGTCGTCGGCGCGGAAGTACTCGGAGCGGCGGTAGGCGTGCGGTGCGAGCATCTGGGTGCCGTCGGCTCCGGCGGCGATCTCGATGTCGATCGCGAGACTGTCACCGGGGTGCAGGCCCTTGGCGGTGACGACCTGCATGAAGTGGGTTGCCTGGGCGTGCGGGTCGAGGCCGGGGTGGAAGAAGTGGTAGGCACCGCGGTAGCCCACCTGGGTCTTTAAGTTAGCCCAGTTGGCGGAGAACGTGTGATCGGTGAAGGTCAGGCCCTCGGTGGCCTTGCACCAGCCGAAGTCTAAGTTCTTCCAGGGGCCGATGGCCTGGAAGTTGGAGCGGTCCTCGCCCTGGGCGCTGCGGGTCACTGGCGCCGCCAGAAGATGACGGGGCCGGCTACGGCGCAGGCGACGGCGAGGCAGAACAGGCCGCCGAACGCGAAGAGCCAGTCGAAGTGCACGGATGACTTGTGGATCAGCTCGAGGATGAACCCGATGCCGAATAAGATCGCGGCGGCGATGGCTAGCATAACTGGTCCTTCCGCTGACCGGTTGCCCGTTCATGCGACCGGGCGGAACCGGACTGGATGAGCCGGGATGCGGGATCCCAGACGGCACCTGCCAGGATGGCGGTGACGGCCGTGACCGATACCCAGACGGCGATCCGTGATGCTGTCTCAGAGGCAAGCATGCTGGACAGGGCTCCGGCGGCCATGGCGAGGCACCCGCTCAGCAAGCAGTAGAGTGCGAGCGGGGCGTGTTGCCTCATGGTTCCTCCTACCACTGTCCGAGCGACGGCCGTGAGGTGGACTGCAGGGCCGCCTCGTCGTTGGTGTAGTCCATGATCGAGTGTACCGGCACTGCCTGCGATGACTCCCAGCAGGTAAGTATGTCCGGCATGCGGGGGCCGCGGCCGTAGCGCGGGGGCATGGGCAGGGGGCCCATTCCCTGGCGGCGGATCTCGTCTGCTGGTGCGGCGGCTAATCTCAGGGCCGCGTCCATCTGCATCTGCTCGGTGCGTGCAGGGATGAAGACGCGGGTCCAGGCTAACTGGTCATCGTCTGATTCCCAGGGGTACCCGTCTGAGTTAGCCATTGCCGCCCTTTGCCTTCAGCCGCCGCAGGTAACTGGAATGCCAGTCGTTGTCACGCTGGTACTTAGCCCATTCGCCGGTGCAGTCGCTGCACCGGCAGTCATGATTGGTGTAACCGCCCGGCGTGCCATGCCAGGCAGCATCAGGGATCCTGCATTCGCCGTCGATGCAGCAGACGATGCCCCCGCTTGCCGACCGGTGCCCGGTGTCCACGGCGCAAGCTTACCAAAGCGCGGTGGGCATCCAGCTGCCGGAAGCGGCGACCTTCTGCGGGCTGGCCTGCACGTCTTCGGCTACCTGGTCCATGGAGGGCCCGTGGGCGAGGCGGGCGGCGGGCTCGCCGTAGGGGGCGGCGCGGCGGACGGTGAAGGCGTGGCCGTCGTAGGCGGCGGCGGCTTCGGCTTGCAGGCCGCGGGCGGGGTCCTGCTCGAGGGGCCAGAAGTAGTGGGCCATGTCCATCTTGACGCCGGCGTTGACGCCGCGCTGGTAGGAGCGGTCGGTGAGGCGTCCGTAGACGGAGGCGGGTGCGTCGCGGCGGCGTGAGTCTGAGGGCTGCAGGTAGCCGTCGGGGTAGCTGGCCTGGCCGGTGCGGCCGGAGCCGAAGGCGCCGGAGCGGGCGGCGTCCAGGGGGTCGCGGTACTGCCCGGGGACGGTGGCGTACTGGCTGCCGTAGCCGCCGCCTGCTCCTTCGGGGCCGCCCTGAGCGGTGGGCCGCCATCCGGCACGGTTTGCCCACCAGTAGGAGTTGTTCCCGCCGGGCATGTCAGGTTCCCGGGTAGTTCTCGTCGTTGCCGAAGGCGCTGAAGAACTGGTCGGCGGGGCGTTCGCCGTTGGTCTTCGGGGGGCCGGCGACGGCGTGCCAGTCGGGGCTGGTGCCGTTCTCGACGGAGGTCTGCAGCGGCCGTCCGGCGGTGGCGGTGCCGGCGGTGAAATGCTGGGCGGCGGTGGTGCAGTTCTCGCACATGGCTAGCCTCCGGTTCCGGCCCGGAAATTACCGACGCGGCTGCGCTGGTACTGTGTGTCGTTGACGGCGCGCTGGGTTTTGCGCCCGGTGTTCTCGCCGATCTTCTCCCGCAGGGCGGAGTGGCCGGGCTCGAGGTGGAGACGGCGGTGCGGGACATTGCGCTTGCCGCGGCGGTGGGCGGCGTTGCCTGAGGTGGAGCGGGCGGGGGCGCCGCTCCCGGCGCTCATGGTCTTAACCGTTGCCATCTCCGCGGCCTCCGGCGAACTGGTTTCCCTTGGTGATGACACGGATGCTGCGGGTGGTGGCGGCGGCCTCGGCGGCGTTGCCGGCCCACATGCGGCGGGCGGGGACGGGCCTGGGGCCGTTGCCGTTGCGGTTGAGGACCTGGCCGCGGTGGCTGGTGCCGCCGTCGGGGGCGCCGGACTTGCCCCAGCCGGGCTTGGGGGCCTGATGCATGGTAGATTTGCCGGAGACGTTGCAGACGTGGGCGGGCCAGCCCTGGCCCATGGCGGGGAAGTCGGCGCTGACCGGTAATCCGTCGCTCATGCTAGTAGCCTGCTTTCAGGGCCTGCCCGATGGCCGGGTACCGTGCGTTGTAGTCCTGTTCCGCCATGCCGTTCTGCCCGGGGTACAGGCCGCCTGCCGAGACCTGGCTGATCATGCGGGCCTGGGCGAGAGGCAGGCTTCCTGAGACTGCCCCGGCGTTGAAGGCGTCGTTCCTGGACTCCATGGTCCCAGTTTAGCCGGCGTGTCGGGGAAGACCCTGATCAAGACGCGGGTGACGGGGCCGTCGCTGCCGGGGATGTCCTCGATGGCGGGCTTGGCCGATAAGGAGACGGAGGCGGAAGCGGCGGTGAACCGGCCGGCGATGGCGATGGCCTTGACGGCCTGGGAGACGGCTCCGGCGCCGATGGCCTGCAGGACCACTGTCCGGTCTTCGTAGATGCGGTTGGCTATGGCGCTGGCGAGCTGGGCTACCGGGGTGGCGGACCGTACGCGTATCGGCACGTCGGCCATGCGGGCTCCAGGTCTCAGGCGGGTGATTCCATGGTAGCCCGTTCCCGGGGGATTACCCGGTGGGCCGGGGGGGAGGCGAGATAGTCGATGGCGCGGGCGAATATCTCCGGGTTGTCGCGGAAGTGGCCGAGGAAGTTGTTGCAGGGACGGCAGAGCAGTCCGCGGATGGAGTGGCGGCCGTTTCCCTTCTTGTGGTCGTGGTCGACGGATAAGCGGCGGGTTTTCCCGGTGGCGCGGCGGCAGATGTAGCAGGTGCCGTCCTGGAGGTGGAGGATCTGCTCGTACTCGGTGACGGTGATGCCGTAGGTGCGGCGCAGGTACCGGTCATGGGCGCGGCGGGCGGCGGCTTTGCTGATGGCCCGGTGGCAGGTGGCGCAGTGCTTCTCTGACCTGCGCTTGGGTGTCTTGGTCCTGCCGCACTGGGCGCAGGGCCTGCCTTCCCATCGTCCGGGCATCGGCTTCTCCGGGCTATCTTCTCGCGTTCGCTGATCATCCAGCTGATATACCGGATGGATCGTAACTGCTGGCTGTCAGGCGGGTACGTGTACTGGCGCTGGACTAGTTTCACCTGTCACTCCCAGGCTGGTGCCGGGCTGGTGCTGGCAGTCGCACCAGCTGCCGTGCTTGTCGATGAAAGAGCTGGTGCGCGCGGCCGTGACCAGGTTGGCGCAGGTGGCGTGCAGGCCGTCGCGGCATTCAGGGCAGATCATGGCTGAGGGCCCCGCTGGGCAGGTAGCTGCCGGTGAACTGGTTGATCTTGGCCAGGAGGACCTGCAAGCGGGTCAGGTCAGCCCCGGGGAAGTTCCCGGTGATGGCGTCCATGAAGACCATCACGGCGTCCTCGAGCTGTTCCCATTCGCGGCTGGTTAACTCCGGGGTTACTGCCATCGGCGTGCGTTCCTCCGGTCGGCGGGAGCCTCACCTGTGCGGCGGGTCAGCTCGCGGGAGATCAGGAAGGCGTCGCCTTCGAGGTTCTCGGCGAGCGCACCCACAAGCTTACGGTAGGAGTAGGCATCAGCCTGCAGGGCCTGCGCCCCGGCATACCCGGCGTCCTGCTTCGCGGCGGCTTTCATCGCCGTTACTGTCCTCGCGCCGCTCCTGGCCAGTGCTACCGCCTCGGCGTCGCGTGCTTTCGCCGCGGCGGACGACTCGTCGATCTCCGCGGCGACCAGCTGGACCCGCAGGTACTTGCGCCACTGGTTCACCTCCCGGAACAGGTCCATCAGCTCGAGGTCCGGCAGGCCCGGCAGGTCCCTCGGTATCTCCGGGGGGTCCTGGCGGGGCTGGCGGATCCAGCCGCCCAGGACGTCGATGTCCTGTTCGCGGAGCCTGTCCAGGGCCCGGGTGCTGGCCGGGCCGGCCTGGATCGCGGGTCTGCGGGATACTGTGCGCATCGATGTCCTCGCAGTGCTTGCAGCCGCCGGACGGGCAGTCGGCCAGCTCGCCGCGGCGGACGGCGGCTGCGATCTGGCCGGCTTTGCCGAGCATCTCGGCGGCGATGCTGGCGCTGGGCTTGACGGTGAACTCGCGGACCTGCTGGTTGGGCTTGAACTCGTAGATGAACACGATGGCCTGGCTGAAGGCTGTGTAGCCGAGCTGGGCGCACAGCCAGGCGTACAGGTTTCCCTGCCGGACGTGCGTCATGAAGGGGCGGCGGATGCCGTCCCAGATGCCGTCCAGGTCGATGACGTCGGTGCCGTTGCGGCGGTAGGTGTGCTCGGCCAGCAGCCGGGGGTTCTCGTACCGCAGGGTGCCCAGCCCGACGCTCTTGAGTTCGACGACGCAGCCGGGTTCGGTGATGGCGCCGTCAGCGTGGCCGGTGAGCATCAGGTCCGGCAGGCATAGCGGGACCTCATCGTATTTCCAGAGATGGCCGGTGCAGCCGCCAGGCCGGGCGCAGCATCCGAGCTTGCAGCCACCCGGCGCGGGTTCGGTTCCGAGCTCGGTGGCGTTGCAGATGCGGCAGCGCCACTGTCCCCACAGCTTCCCGGTGCGGCGCATGCGGTGCTGCCATTTGCGGTGAATCTCGTTGCCTTCGGCGAAGACGTTCTCCCTGGTGAACGCGAACGGCTCGGCTGGTTTCTCGTTCCGCAGGATCCGGTAGCTGACAGCGCGATGGCATAAACCGGGGTGGCTGAGCTCGCTGGCATGGATGAGGTCCATCCTGCGGCCGTCCGGGACGGTATCCATGTCAAGGAGCATCTGCTCCTTGAGCACGGGCAGGAGAGTGCCTTTCTCGCTCCGGATGCGTGCCAGCTCGGCGGCCCGGCCGCCGAGCCTGGGCTTATTCTCCGTCGGCATTGTATTGTTCCTCGAGCAGGTAGACGATCTCGTCGGTACGGGTCAGCATGGCGCTTGCCTCGCCGGGCGGAAGCCATTCCCATTCGGGCCGCGGGTGGTATTCCAGGGTCCCGCGGCTGTTCCGGACGCCGAGTCCGAGGGGGTACCTGCGGCGCAGGGACCAGCGGTCTTTCGGGCTCATCCCGCCCCATACCCCGTCGGTGCAGTTGTTGACCAGCGCGTACATCAAGCAGGCGTTCCGGATAGGGCACGGCTCCGGTAAGTTGCAGAATTCGATCATGTCGTCCTGCTGTTCCCGGTCGTATACCGGGTCGTTTTCCTGCGTGATTTCCAGCTGCCTGCAGCGGGCGCCGTGCCAGGCGTCCGGGATGGGCATGCGTGCCCGGATCACCATCAGCCCAGGTCCTTTATGACTGCATGATGGTCGTACAGCTCCTGATACTGTCGTTCGAGCTCGCGGACGCGGCCGATCAGCTCAAGGTAGTCGCTTTCTTCCAGGATGACGTATTTCCAGGGCTGGCCGCCGCGGGCGTTCTGGTATTCGACGCCGAACAGCATCATGCGCTGGTCGGCGGCGGCCTGGCGGGCGGCCTTGACGAGATCGTCAAGGTGCAGCCGGTAGTAGATGGAGCCGGTTGTCTTGAACTCGGCGGACTCGGGGTAGGCACGGCCGTCGCGGTCGGCGCGGGCGTCGTTCTTGACGGTCCCGGAGCCGCTCGCCGCGGTGGTGCGGAGGTTCATGTCGCGGGCGCCGCGGCGTTCCTGCCGCTGGGATCTGGTGGTCACGGGCTAGTCCTCGATGAGCCGGGCGGTGTGGTACGGCTCGTGGCAGAACAGGGAGTACCGCCCGGCGATGCCCAGGACGGCACGGATGGTGCCCTCGGGGTCGCTCTTGGTCCAGCCGTGCAGGTCCAGGGCCGTCACGGCGCCGAGCGCGACCTGGTAGCCGGCCCCGGTGGCGTTCCAGTCGCTGTCCGGCTGGCTCAGGCCCAGGTCGGATTGCAGTTCATAGACGCGGGGGGCGCTGTTCCACTTGCCGGTGCCGTAGACGGCGATGATCGCGGACCCTTCAAGGGGGTGCTCATCTCCCAGCGCGTTGTGGTCGTCGAGGTAGCTGCGCACGTCGCCGGCGTAGTGCACCACCATGTATCTCGTGAGATCGAAGTTCTCCCGGGTGTACGGGTTCGGCGGCCTGAACGCGTGCTGGAGGACTTCCCGCTGCCGGGTGGATCCGGTGCAGCCGACCAGGAAGTGCAGGGATGCGCCCTCTTCTTCCCGGGTGACGGACTGGCGGAAAATCTTCGGGGCGCCGGAGGGTTCCCTGATGCCGCTGTCGAGGTCGTAGGTGCCGCTGTCCGCGCCCATGATCACGTTGTCGAGGGTGGTCAGGGAGATGATGAGGCTCATGGGTTTCTCCGGTTCGCGGCGGGTGTCACGGGTAGTTGCTGAGGCGCTGGGCGGTGGTCTTGTCCATCAGCAGCCAGGTGCGCGGGCGCGGGTCATCTAACCTGCTGAATGCCGTGAATTCAGGTTCGCTGTGCACGTAGGCGGCGGCTTCGAACAGGCCGTTGTCCACGACCGCGATGAGTGCCTTGTCCTCCGGGATTGCCGCGTAGGAGGCAGGCGGTACGCCGAGTATGTCCGCGGCGTGCTCGGCTGCCAGGTATTCCGCCTTGCCGTGGGCAGATGGTGCCTGGATGTAATATCCCATGATGTTTTTCCTTTTCAGGGGCGGGAGTTCTGCGCCTGCCTGCGGACGTGCCGCGGGGGGGCGGTGATGGCGTCCTCGTCGGGGTCGGTGACGTAGGCGTTCGCGGGTATGCGGGAGGGATCGGCGGTGAGCTTGAGGACTTCGGCGGCGACGGCTTCCTGCAGCCCCTTGTCCTCGCGCAGGGCGTCCTTGAACCGGGGCTTGCCCTGCCATTTCTGGCCGCCGAATGCGTACCAGCCGCCGGATTTGACGGCGACGCCGAATAAGACGGCCATCTCGGCGTAGTCGGCGGCGGTGTCGTAGTCGCCCTGGCGGATGCCGTTGCGGGCGTCGCGGACGTAGAAGTCGACGGTGCCGGAGGCCTGCGGGGACGCGGACTTGTTCTTGATCGTCTTGTAGGAGATCTGCTGGGCGACTTTGACGGGCTTGTCGTGGCCGGCCCAGCTCTCGGTGACCCACCCGGTGCGGGCGACGTCGAGGCGGACGTAGAACGCGTAGTCTTTCCCGTGTCCCCCGAGCGTGGTCCTGGGCGTGCCCTGCGGGGACCAGACGCCGACTTTATCGCGCCACTGGTTCATGAAGATGCCGAAGAACGGCCGTTCGGTGCCGTCGAACGCGCGGCCCCCCGCCTCGCCGGCGCGCCGCCAGAACTTGTTGAAGATGCGGGCGCCGGAGGCGACGTGGGCGTCGCCGATGCTTTCCTCTTCCATCTCGTCGGCGGGGATGAGGGCAGGATAGGAGTCGACGACGATCATGTCGAAAATACGCTCGCGGGCGGCGACGAGCACCATGTCCAGGACGGTTTCCATGGACCGCTCGGTGGTGACGACGACGCGTCCGAGGTCGACGCCGAGCCGGGCGGCCCATTCCGGCTCGAAGGCCTCGGCGCCGACCCAGAAGGTGGCGAAGCCGGGGTCGGCGCGCTGGTTGGCGGCGACGGTCTTCAGGACGGTGGAGGTCTTGCCGGAGGATTCCGGGCCGATGACCTCGGACCACTGGTTGCCGGGCCAGCCGCCGCCGAGCACGACGTCCAGGGTGAGCGAGCCGGAGGTGTACCGGCGGGGCATGACGATCTGGGAGGCCAGGATGAAAGAGCCGGATCTTGCTGAGCCGGACAGCAGCCGCAGCGCGTCGGCGGTCACGGGGTGCTCCCGCATGAGCGGATGATGACTGCCGGAGCGGGCGGATGCACGAAGAACACGGCATAGGCGCTGGCTGAGGCTGTGTAGGCGATGGCGGCGGCGAACAAGATGTCCGCCCAGTGCCGGGCCAGGAACGGGCGGGCCCTCATGCCTGCTGCTCCAGGCGGCGCAGCCGGGCGGGCGTCCAGCCGGGCTTGCACCGGGGGCAGGCGGGGATCTCACCGCGGATGTGCTGGTGGGTCTTGCGGGAGAACTGCTTGTGCCGCATGCGGCGGGCCTGGGCGGGCGTGATGTAGCCTAACTGGCCGGACCGGGTTCCGCCTGGCGCGACGTAGCGGGATAAACGCTCGGGGTTCAGCATGGCCGTAAGCTTACCGGGCCGGTCAGGCGGTGATCAACCCGGTGTTGCGCAGGGGCACCTGGCCGTCGCGGGACTGGACGGCGGCGCCGACGACGGGCCCGGAGGCGGGGATCCCGTACATGGCCGGGATGCCGCGGGCTGAGGACCAGCCGCAGTCGAAGCATCTCAAGATGGTGCCGGGGGCGCCGGGCCGGGAGTAGCCGCCGCTGGAGACGGCGGCCATGTCGGGGCCTGCGCAATTAGGGCACGTGTCGCGGGGCTGGCGCTGCACCCAGCTGGGCGGCCTGGCGTTGTAGCCTTCGCGCAGGATGCGGCGGGCCAGGTTATCCGCGCCCTCCTGGGCGCCGCCTCCGGTGCCGCGGATGGCGAGCTGCTGCTGGACGTAGCCGGGCAGCTCGTCCCGGCTGCGGGCAGCCGGCGCCGGGATCCCGGTGCTGCCGGGGTACGCCGGCCGCTGAGGCTGGCCCTTGATCTCCTGCAGCCGCCGGTCCCAGAACGACATCCCTAGCTCCCGGTGAACGCGTCGAGGGTGGCGGCCTGCCCGCGGTCCGTGACCTTCAGGAAGCCGCGGTCGACCAGGAGGGAGACGATGGCGCAGGCGGCGGGGACGATGATGTCGTGGGCGTCCATCTCGAACTGGTCGCGTTCCTGGCGCAGCTGGCGGAGCTGCTCGGCAGTGGGCGCGGCGGTGGGAGTGACCGTCACGGTGCTGTCGTCTCTGGTGACGGAGACGGGGCGGATGGTGGCGATGCCCTCGATCTCGGCGGCGATGACGGACAGGACCTCGATCCAGGGGAGCAGCGGGCCGATCGCGGCGCGGCGGGCGTCGCTGGCCGCGAGCTCGAACGCGGCGCCGTCGGGGCCGGGCGGGGTGATGCCGTCGATCTCGGCGCACAGCGGGACGACTGCCTCGGCGGGCAGCATGTCCCATAACATGGCGGCGGTGACGACGCCCGTGTAATCTTCGGCCTGATCCTGCATGCTTTGTACCTTACCAGTTACTTCGCGTCCGCCCAGTGGCTCACGGCCTTGATGTCGATCTTCAGCGGGACCCGGATGAGTTTCTGGATGCCCGGTCCGGTCATTGCCTCGGTGATGATGTCCTGTGCTTTCCCCGCCTGGTCTTCGGGGGCGACCGCGACGATCTCGTCGTGGATTGTCAAGATGACGCAGGCGTCCGGGAGCTGCTCGGCGAGCATCTGGTCGGCGCGGATCAGGGACATTTTCATCAGGTCCGCGGCGGATCCCTGGATGAGGGCGGAGAACAGGGCGCGCTCGGCGCCGGCGCGTACCTTGGGGTCGCGGGCGTTGAGCTTGGGCATGCGGCGCTTGCGGCCGATCAGGGTGCGGATGTAGGGGGGCTTGCGGCGGCGGGCGGCGTCCATGACAAGCGACCGGAAGTCTTCCACCTCGGGATAGGTGTCCGCGTAGATGTCCATGACTTCTCTCGCGGTGGCCGCGGTGATTTTCTGGTCGTCCGGGAGGTATTTGTTGGCGGAGATCATGAGGGTTTTCCAGCCGCCGCCGTAGGAGATGAGGAAATTCGATGTCTTGCAGATCTGCCTTTGCCGCGGAGTGACATCCTCGACGCTGCAGCGGAACATTTCCGCGGCGGTCTTGCGGTGCGGGTCCTCGCCGTTGAGGAACGCGTCGTACAAGCCGCCGTGGCCGATGAAATGCGCGATCACGACAAGCTCGATCTGGCCGTAGTCGGCGACGATGAGCCTGTGGCCGGGCGGTGCGGTGAACACGGACCGCAGGAGCCTGCCGTCTTCGGTGTCGGGCCGGGGGATGTTCTGCAGGTTGGGCTTGGAGGAAGAAAGGCGTCCCGTGACTGTCCCGTAGCCTTTCAGCCAGGTGTGCAGGCGCCCGTCGTGGATCATGGGGAGCTTGTCCCCGGTGCCGAGCCAGGACTGGATGTAGGTGGACAGGAGCTTGGCGGCGTCGCCGTAGTCACGCAGGGCGGTGCAGACGGGGTTGTCCGGGTAGGACTGGAGAACGTCATCATCGGTGGAGTAGTCGGCGATGGTCAGGGCGGCGCCGCGGGCGGCGCGTTTCTGCCCGCCGTCGGTGAGCTTCCACGGCTTGAGCCCCTGGCCGCCCTGGGCCCGGGGGGAGTAGAGGATTTCCTGTTTCTGCGGGTTGGAGTTGAGGCAGAACTCGCGGCCGGCGGCCCGGTAGATGGCGGCCTTGTGCTGCTCGACGCGGACGGACAGGGCCTGCTCGTGGCGGCGGGCGAGGTCCTCGTCGACGTCGGCGCCGGCCAGCCGCATGCCGATCAGGACGGACATCAGGTCCCGTTCCAGCTGCCAGGCCCCGGCCAGGTCCGGGTCGGCCTCGAGCAGTGCCCGGTGCCGCTTGTACAGGAGCCACTCGTACTGGGCGTCCATGGCCGAGTAGTGGCCGACCTTGCCGAAGGGGTGCTTTTCTACTTCGCGGCCGGTGTTCTCGGTGTCGTAGTCGTAGCCGAAGTAGTCGCGGACCTGGGGCTTGACGCCGTGCTGGAGGCGGTTCTCGTCCAGCAGCCAGTCCATGGTGATCACGCAGTCATACGGGGGCCAGGGGACCTCGCCGAGATACTGGGTGACGGCCACCGAGTCGACGGTCTGGTCAGCGCAGACCTTGACCTGCCGGTCGTTGAGGAACAAGGGGCGCAGCTGCTCGAAGACATAGCTGCGTTCCAGCTGCGGGGGCGGGGGTTCCCAGACGGGCTTCTTGTAGTTGCGGATCTTCCCGTCCGCGCACATCCGCGGTTCGATGCGGGTGCCGGACTGCCGGCTGCCGATGGGGTGGCCCATCGGGATCGTGCAGGTGATCCCGTCCGACGCTAACGATATCCAGGTGACGTCACATATATGGGGGACGCCGCGGTGCTCGCCCTGGGCCTCGATGTCGAACACGAACGCGTCACGCTGCGCCAGGATGCTCACGGCGTCGGCCAGGTCGTCCTTGCCGGTGATGATGTAGCGGCTCACTGGTGGTCCGGGATGCGGACGCGGATGAGTTCCAGGGCTACCGGGTCTCGTTCGATCAGGACGCTGCTGAAGCCCTCGGCCAGGCACGCCTGGCCGGTGGTGCCGGTGCCCGCGAACAGGTCCAGCACGGTGCCGCCTTTCTTACCGGCTGTCAAGTCATACGGCGGGTCAGTCACGCTTGCATCAAAATAATCTTCCGGTAAGTCCCGGAGTATTTTCAGGCAGTCACCGGGGATTACCCGGCAGGTGGACTTGCTGCTGGCACCGCGCCTGACCATGGCTGGTGTCCTTTCATGGTGGCCGGGTGCAGGGAGAGGGTTCACCGGTCTCCCTGCACCCGGGGCTTGCGGTCAGGAGATCTGGACCATGTGGCCGAAGTCGGCGGGAACGACGTCCAGGGCGTTCGCCTGCCTGGTGCCGCAGGGTGTCAGGATGGTGAACGAGAGGGCCCGGTCGAATTCAGCCAGCGAGTCGATGACGTCACCCACGGTGACATAGGTGGGCAGGTCGACGTGCTGGATCGGGTGGCCGGTCACCGCCGGCCGCCGGAGTGGCGGCGCTGAAGCTGGGCTAAGCGGCGCTCGGTGTCTGTCTTGCGGCCGATCAGGCAGAAGGGCTCGGCGGCCAGGACGCCGATGGCCTCACCGATAAGCTGGTCTGCCCGGTCGTGGTCACCGTCGTCAAGCATGCCGTGAGCGGCCATGACCGTCCGGACGGGTGCCTTCAAGGCCTGGCCGCCGTCCTGGAACAGGGCCACCGTGATCAGGGCGGTAAGGTAGCCGCGGACGGTCTCACCGCCGTCCAGGCGCAGGTCCAGGATGTTCCGGCCGCGGATCCGCAGGGAGCCGTCCTCGGCGGCGCTAGTCACCGGAGGCTGCCTTGCGCTCGTTCCCGGTGTAGGCGTAGGTGCCGCTGGCGGCCCCGCGGGTCACCATCGCCGATGCTGATGCCCAGCTGCCGGCGGTGCCCTGCGGGGTCGCCGCGTAGCCCATGGTGCTGCAGGTGGCGATGCCCATGGCGCCGGCTTCGGCGAAGGCATCCTGGTTGGCGCCGTTGTAGATGAACGTCCAGCCGTACGTGTCCTGCTGCTCGGAGATCATGGCTTTGACCTGGGCTTTGGTGTACTTCCTGGAGGAGTTTTCCTCGCCGTCGGTGCAGATCAGGACGATGACCTTGCCGGGGCGGTTTTCCTCCCGGAGCGCGGCGAGCTTGCCGCCCTCGGTGACCAGCGCGTAGCCGATGGCGTCCAGCAGCGCCGTGCCGCCGCGGGGGACGATCTTGTACGCCTTGAGATGGTGCAGTGCCTGGAAGGAGAAAAGGTTCTCGTGCTCGGTATCGAACTGGTAGAGCGATGCCGAGGTGCTGATGCCCTCTACGGCGGCCTGCTCCTTGACGAACTGCTCGTAGCCGCCCTGCATGTCCGGTAAGACGGACTGGATGCTGCCGGATCGGTCGATGATGAAGATGATGTGGCGGTAGCTGGCGTCGGTCATGTCGCGGTCTCCTGTGTGTGCCGGGTTAGTCATCGAGGGCGCTGGCGGCGTCGCGGAGTTCCTTGAGGGAGGCCTCGGGGGCGACGGTCTCGTCGAACAGCCGTTCCTTCAGCTCGTCGAGGTCGGCGTCGTCCAGGGGCCAGGCGTCGTGGTCTTCTTCGAGGTCGCGGGCTTTCACCAGGTCGATGGTGAATTCGTTGAAGGCCCGGCCGCCTTTCTTCTTCCTGCTCTTGGACTTGGAGACGGCGAGGTACACGTCGTCGTCGCCGAGGCCCTTGGGGTTGCGGCCGGTGCCGAGTTCCTCGGAGCGGGACAGGATCTTCCCGGCCGGGTCCGGGGTGGCACGCCAGTACTTGGGGGTCCAGGTGCCTTCGCCGCCGTTCCCGGCGGGGTCCCAGACGGCGACGTTGAACAGGTCGAAGGCGCGGGGGTTGTGGCCGAGGTCGCACAGGGGGCATGTGTCGTCGCCGCAGGTGAAGGACCGCTTGCCTTCCTCGATCTCGTCGACGTAGTGCTCGCAGTAGGACCAGAACGGCTCGTGTTCTAACGGCTTGACGAGGTAGGTGACGTCTTCGGCGTCGACGCGGAACTCATCAGGGCTGGCGCCGAAGCCGCGGCGGGTGCGGGCTTCGTTCTTGCGGTGAGATGCCCAGCCGCGTCCGCCGGAGGAAGGCGCGGGCCTGCTGCCGCGGCTTCGGCGCGAGGAGCGTTCCTCCCTGGCGTCGTGGTCGTACTCGTCTTCTGCCGTGGCGGCGCGGCGGCGCCGCCGGCTGGCCGGTAACTGCTGGCTGTCGTCAGCTGCCTCGCCGTACCCGGCGCTGCGCTCGGCCGGGCGGCGGCGTGTCACTTGCGGCATCGGTGAATCCCTTCCATTGGTAGAGCACTGTCTCGGTTTCGTCGTACTGGCTGGCCTGTGCGGCGCGGTCGGTCAGGGGCCTGATCAGCGTGCCGAGGTCGGCGGTCATGAGGTCGGCGAGTTCTTCGCGCGTGAGTGCGCTGCCGGTCTTGTCCTTGTCGGTGTCCAGGCTGATGCTGGCCTCGATGGTGACGGTCTCGTACTGCGCCTGGCGGAAGACGCCGCGGTAGCCGAGGGTGAGGATCATCCGGTGTCCTGGTGGAAGCGGCGGTGGTGGTAGCGGAGGTACTCGGCCAGTACCTGTTCCGTGCTGATGTTGCGGGAGATGCCGACGGATGCGGCGGCGCCGAGCAGGTGGGGGTCGTCGAGCTGGGCGGCGCACTGGGGGCAGTCGGGAAGGATCATGCTGTCTCCTCGCGGAGGCTGTCGAACAGCAGGAAGGTGACGCGACTGAACTCGCTGCCCTTGACGGTGCGGCTGCGGTCGTCCAGGATGCCGTACTCGGCGGCGAGCTGGCGCAGGCCGAGGATCTGGCGGCGGGTGTACAGGCGGCGGTTGCCGTTGCGGGTGGCTCCTTCGGTGCTGTAGCCGCGGGGAATCACGCCGTCAGCTTCCCAGGCGCGGATGGTGCTGTTGGAGCGGTTCATGGCGTCGGCCAGGACGCTGATCGGGTAGCAGGGCTCGCCTGCGATGATCATGGCGGGGCGGCCGAGCTCGTAGTCGTCCCGGGCGGGGGGCGCCGGGGCGCGGGCGGGCTCGGCACCAGGGATGAAGTCCTTGATGCGGGTCATGTCACTTCGCCTCTAAGACGGTGAGGGCGAATTCTCTCGGCGGAGTGACGATGAGGCTATCGATGTCATGCGCGGCGATGTGCTGCTGCTGGACGAGCAGGTACAGCTGGTCGTAGTCGTAGACGATCTCGGTATGCGTGAGGCCTTCCTGCAGCTCCGGGGGAAGCCCGCGGATGAATTCCTGTGCCGGCTCCTCGTCCCAGTAGGAGGCGGGCTGCCTGGCCTGGAGGCGGAACCCGGTATAGGTGATGCCGTCGATGGTGACGGGCGGATCGAGGAGCCAGGTGAGGTTGCCGTTGCCGTCTTCGGTGCCGAAATTACGGCACATGGCTTCGAGTACCTGCTGAGGGCCGCGCTTCTTGTCACCCATCTCGGCGGTCGCGTCCCGCTTATCGAGTCGTGCGGTGAGGTAGGTCAGTGCCGCCTGGCGGGCCCTGTCCGGTCCGGCTGAGCGCGTCATCATGCTCCCCTTCCTGTGCTTGTCCCCGAAGCATGGATGTGCAGGTTACCGGGACCTCCCCGGCTGGTCAAGATCATCTTCGGCGGGTGAGGAGGTCTTCCAGGAACTCCGTGAGAGTGCCCGCGTCGTTCTCCAGGCGGCCGAGGTGGTCGGCGCCCTGGCCGTCGACGATCGCGGCTGACAGGCGCTGCTTGAAGCGGACCTGGGCGAGCTTGCGCTCGTCCAGGGAGCCAGCGGCGAGCAGGTGCCGCAGGTAGGTGACCGGCCGGGTGCTGGAGGCGCGGACGTGGCGGCCGTTGACCTGCTCGAACCTGCCGCCGGACCAGGGGATGTCGTAGTTGACCAGGTGGGAGGCCATGTGCATGTCGACGCCGTATGCGCCGGCGTGTGAGCTCAGGAACACGCGGATGCCCGGGGCGGCGGTGAACGCGGCGATGACGCCCGCCTTGGCCGGGGCGCTCATCTCGCCGCTGTAGGTGACGCGGCCGAGGCCGTTCAGGTCCATGGCGTCCGCGAGGATGGGCAGCATGCGCGTGTACTTGGTGTAGACCAGGATCTTCGCGTCCGGGTCCCGGGCGATCTCGGCGCACTTGTCCAGCAGGTAGTCAAGCTTAGGTGTCATCTGCGCGATGTCCGCGGTGATGATGCCGGAGTTCACGATGTCGTTGCACCACTTACTGCCCGGCCAGGAAGCTTTCACGTACCCGGAAGCCCGCGACACCTCGGAATAGATGTAGTCGCTGGCGGACTGCGCGATGAGGGAGGGGTGGCAGGTGAGCATTTCCATGGCCTGCATGCGGGAGGCGATCCGGCCTACCGCGGTGCCCTCGTCAGGCTTGCCGCCGCGGTAGGCGGCGGTGATGTCGAACGCGCCGCGGCGTTTCACGGCGCGCAGGTGCTCAAGCAGGTCGGCGGCCAGCACCAGGTAGGCCTCCTGAAGCGCGGGCGGCATGCCAACGGTCCAGGTGTCCTCGTCCTCGCGGGGGAAGTAGCGGGCGACGTCGGGGTCGGTGCGCTTCTTGCGGTAGGTGACGGCCTGGAGCTGGGCATGCAGGACGGGGAGGTTCTTGTACCGCATGACATCGCCGCTGGAACTGCGCTTGACGTAGGCCTTGTCGAAGATGGCGGGAAGGCCGAGGTAGCCGGGGGAGATCCATTCCATGATGGAGTACAGTTCCTCGGGCTTGTTCTCGACGGGGGTTCCGGTGAGGCCGAGCCGCCAGGGAGGCTGGAAGGTCTCGCGGATCGCGCGGGTGATGTCGCTGCCGGGGTTCTTGATGGCGGTGATCTCGTCCAGGACCACGAAATCCCAGGCATGCTGCCGGATGATGTCCCAGTCGTTCAGGACGTTGGGGTAGCCGAGGATGACGTACTCGGTGTTCATGCAGATCTGCGCGTACTGTATGTCCCTGGCTTTCTCGGTGCCGTCGATGACGATGCAGAACGGGGGCTCGGGGACGGTGATGATCTCCTTCCCGGCCTTGATCTCATGCGAGGGCATGTCGGTGAACTGGGCGAGACACTGGGCCCACTGGTATTTCAAGGCGGCCGGGACGACGCACAGGCAGGTACTGATCTTGCGGGCGCCGATGAGCTCCTCGGCGCAGGCGATGGCGACGATGGTCTTGCCGGTACCGGGGTCCATGGTGACCAGCAGGCTGCCCCGGCCGAGGAACTTATCGACGGCTGGTTCCTGGTAGGGGAGCAGGGGGATAGTCAGCACAGCAGGTTCTCCATGCCCCACCGGATGGCATGGTCGGGCAGTTCGCCGGGGTCCTTACCCCACCGGATTCCTCGGTCAAGCAGTTCTCCGAGGTCTTTGCCTTCTGGATAGTCGAACTCGCCGTAATTGAAGACGCGGACAGGGATGGGCCTGGGCTTGCGCCAGATCGCGTCAGTGGCCCGCCAGCCGGCCTTATCGTCATCCAGGGCCAGGACCAGGCTGCCGGCCCGCTCGGTGATCAGGGCGAGCTGGGCGTCGGTGACGACGGAACCGAAGGAAGACACGGCGGTATAGCCGGCGTCGCGCATGACGGCGGTGTCGACGGGAGATTCGACGAGGACGACCTGGGCGCCGGGCGGTACCTGGCCGAAGCCGAACAGGCAGGACTTGACCGGGATGGTTTCCGGCTTGTTCGACATGTACCGGCCGTGCTTGGCCTGCCACCCGTAGATCTTCCCGGTCCAGGGGTCGCGTACCGGGAAGATCCAGTCGCCCCTGGCGGGGTCCCATAAGATCTCCAGCACATTGCAGGACTCCGCGGTGACGGCCTTGTCACGCAGGGCCTCGTCCGGCGGCGAGGTGAACAGGGCGAGGCTGGCCTCGCTGATCTCGATGCGGGTGCCGTCCGGGCGCTCAGACTCGGTGGTAGCGATGAGCCGGCTCAGGCACCAGCGGCGGGCCTCGGTGCGGCTCATCTTCTGCGCGGCCATCAGGTACCGGTGGAAGCTGCCGCCGTTCCCGCAGGCGAAGCAGTAGTTCAGGCCCGTCTCGATGCTGATCGCGAAGGACCCGATACTGCGGTCGTCATGGTAGGGGCATAAGACGTAGACGTCGCCGCCGGAGACCTTCGCGTCCGCTGCGGCGCCGAGCTCGGTCAGGGCGGCGAGGATGTCGCCGGGCCGCGGTTCCGGTGCGCGGCTCATGTGCCGTCCTCGGTGAAGTACATCTGCATCCGGGTCCTGCGGGGCCGGGTCTTCAGCCTGAGCTCGGCTGCCTGGCCGCAGTGATCGTCCGGGACGGGCGTTTCGCCGTCGAGGGTCTCGTCGCGGAGCATGCCGCAGAGGATGGCCAGGCCGTCAGCGAAGACGAGGCGGGCGCCTCTGGGGGTCTTGCCCCAGTACGGCAGCCATAGCTTCATGTGTCCGCCTCCGTGCCGTCTGCACCAGACCCGGGGAAGTCAGAGAACGGGACGACGACCACGGCCCTGCCGTCGATGCGGACAAGGACAGTCTCGCCGTGCAGGGCCGCGTCTATCGCACGGATCGCGTCGTCCCCGCCGAGGCCGCCGGTCATCCGGCCGCTGAGATCAAGCCTCTTCCAGCGCGTCTCGTTGATCATGTGCCCATCTCCCCGATGTCGGCGGACTGCGGTTCGCCGTCGTCCAGTGGTGTCCATTCACATGCCGGCTGGAGCGCTTCCCAGGCTCCTGCATGCCTGCCCGCAAGCTTGGTGATGCCCCTCTGGACGTCACTCATGATGTCGCCGGCGGCCAGGACAGACAGGTAACGGGCCTGGTCAACCGTGAGTTCGACGGCTGTCATATGCCCATCTCCGCGATATCGGCTTCGAGGTCGGCGTCGGAGGCGCCGGAAAGGATCATGCTATCCCAGTCCCACCGGTACTTGCGGGTCTGGACGTGAGCGTAGCGGGACATGACGCAGTTGAGGGTCAGGACGCGGGTGGCCTGGTCCATGTCGGCTCCCATCACCAGGTCGGAGGTGCGGAGCAGGCCGGTGCCGCCGAGCATGGTGCGGCCCTCGATGCCTGACTTGGAGTGGTTGTGCTGCTTCTCCTGGGCCTGGGTGGAGCAGACCAGGCCCACGCCGTGGGCACGGGCGGCGGTCTTGAGCTCGCGGGCGACGTTCTCCCCGGCTACCCAGTCGGCGCCGGACGCCTTCTTCGTGTGCCGGTCGATGATGAAGTAGGCGCCGTCGACGTAGACCATGTGCGGGTCGTACCGGGTGATGTCGGCATTGAGGTCGTCCAGGGTGAACGCGCCGGAGCCTTCGGAGATGCGGAAGTTATCGCCGGCATCCGGGTCTTTCTCCAGGGCGTCGAGGAAGTCCTCGAGCTTGCGGCGCTGGGGCTTGCCGAGGTCGCGGCGGCGGATGGCCTCCGGGTTGACGTGGGCGCCGAGGGCGTAGGCCCGGTCGGCGATCTCGCGGGCGCCCATCTCGAACGTGTAGAACAGGACGTCCCAGCCTTCCATCCACGCCTGGACGGCGGAGTTGAGCAGCAGGAATGTCTTGGTGGACTTCTGGCGGCCGACCAGGGCGATGAGATGACCGGGCTGGATGCCCCAGAAGTCGTCGTCTACCCCGCCGATGCCGAAGGGGGCGCCGCGCTCGAGGCGCTCGGCGAGCCAGGCGTCCCGGTCGATGGGGTCGGTGAGGTTGAGCAGCTGGGAGACCGGGCGCAGGCCCTCGGCTAAGCGGGCGGCGGCGTCGCGGATGATCCCGGCGGCCTCGTCGACGGACTTGACGTCGCCCTGGGTGAAATCGGTGCGGGTGAAGACGTCCTGGACGGCGGCCTGGGCGGACTGGATGACGACGCGGCGGGTCTCGGTGACGGCGATCTCGGCTAGCTCGGAGGCGAGCAGCGGGTCGGCGGGTAACCGGAAGCCGGCTTCGGGGAACTCGCGGCGGAACAGCTCGGTGCCGGGAACGCGGCCGTGCCGGTCGGCGTGGTTCAGCAGGAACCGCCAGGCGCGGGCCGTGGTGCCCTCGAAGACGGCGGCGGACTCGTCGAGGTCCAGCCAGGCGGCGGTCATGCCGGCCTCGGTGAAGGGCCGGACGGTCTGGTCGGCTAACGCGCGGGCGATGACGTGCTTACCGATGTCCATGACCGCCTACAGGTTCTGCCAGAAGCTGGCTTCGTCTACGATCATCTGATGCGGCAGGAATCCCTGTGCCTTGAAGAACTCCATCAGTCTCGCGCGTTCCTTCCAGTCTTCCGGGCCGGCTACGACGAACGTCACGCATGGATGCGGCTCGCCCTCGGAGTATTCGCAGTCGCCTCCGAGACCTACGATCACGCGCTGTGTCATGGCTTGACCTTCTTGCGGCTCTGTATGTATGAGGCGACCTGGGCCCGGCGCTCGGGTGTCGGGACGCGCGTGTTGGCGGGCTGGGCGTGCTGGTCCAGGACCCCGAGCTTAGCCTGGTCGGCGAGGTAGCCGCGGATGCGGGCCACGGTGCCGGGCTGGGCCAGGTCCTCGGCGGCGTACCAGGCGTTCTGCTCGCTGACCTCGTGATCGGTGTAATGGATGATGACAGCGGCGAGCATCCGGTGCCAGCCGGGGGCGCCGGGGTCGTCGCGCCAGGGGGCGTGGTCCTGGCGCAGGCCGTCGCGGGCGATGAGGCGGCCGAGCTCGGCGTAGGCGATGCGGAGGGACTTGCAGGGCCAGCCGGATAGCTCGATGCGCTCGCGGAGCAGGACGGCGAGCTGCCAGGTGTGCTCGTCCAGGCCGGGCGGGCAGCGGCCCGGGTCGAATCGGGGGGCGTTCAGGCGCGTCTCCCAGGAGCGCAGGGCATCGTCGACCTTGGCGGCGTTCTCGCGGGTGAAGATGCGGCCGGATCCGGCGTAGGAGCGCGCGTTGTCGAGGAAGTCGCTGTCGGGGTAGGTGCTGGCGTAGCTGGCTAACCGCAGCCGGAAGGCGTCCATCTCGGCGGGGCGCAGGTAGCGGCCTGCTGTCATGTCGCGGTGGCTTCGCTGCGGAGGCAGTGCATCCGGTACTGGTCCATGCGGGCGGTCTGCACGCCGAGGATGAAGGCGGCCCTCGCGAGGCTGCCGGCCCACTGGTTCACCGCGTTCTCGGGGTACGGCCCGGCTCCCGGCTCCCGGACGGACCCGGTGACGGCCAGGGCCCAGTAGATGTCCGGGCTGGCGTAGCAGAGCCAGGTGAGGTCGTCTCCTTCGTAGCCCAGGCCGGCGAGGTAGCCGTCCATAGCCGCCAGGCCGCCGCTGTCAAGCAGTCTCAGCGGGGCGTACGGGACAGCCGGGCATTCGGGATCTTTCGCGCGGCCGGGCCGGAACCGGATCCCGTAGAACTCCGTCAGGGTGAAACCGGGGAGTGGCATGTGCGTGCTCCTGGAGGACTGGGGAAGGCGGCAGGCCCCGGACCACAGGGAGGTGACCGAACCTTTACGGCCGCAGGGCCTGCCGCGGTAACAACCGGTTGCATAGCTGCATTATCTGAAAGGGGGGTACGCGCAACTCATGCTTGCGGCCGGTTACCTCGCCACGGAATTTAGCAGGACGCCTATGCATGGTCAAATCCTGCCGGGTCCGGGGTCCTTGTCCTGCTCCGGCCGGGGGATTGCCTCGGCCAGGGCCTGCAGCGCCCGCTCGTCGGCGCCGGGCGGGCTGACGGCCGTGATGGACCCGCCGGTTGCCATCAGCATGGTGAGGACGCTCATGATCTTCCCGGCGCGCTCGAGGCTTGCCCGCGGCACGGGAACGCTGCCGGTCACGGCGCACCGCTTGACGTATGCCACGTAGTCGCTGGCTGCCGTGCCCAGGGCGGAAGCGGCGGCGGCACAGCTCATCGCGAGCCTGCGCCCTTCAGGAGTGTCGCCCTCGACGGTGAAGATGATCTTGTCGTCGGTCATGGCCCGTAAGCTTACGCCCGCCGTTTCCGCTGCGGTACGGGCCGGAAGAACCAGCAGCCGAGACGCCGGGTCCCTTCGAGCGCGGACCCGGCGAGAGCCCACCACCACCAGGGGCCGTACCACAGGGCGACGGGGATAGCGATGAGGAAAACCAGGAACGCAGACCAGGACAGCCAGGTCTCGCCCTCCCAGAACATCACGTAGAAGACGGCGCGGATCTCGTCAGGTGCAAGCTTGGGCTGGTTCACGGCGGTAAGCATAGCGTCGTATGCATGCGGGCTGGGTGTTCTTCCCGCGCTCGCGCGGGAATCGCGGTCCGCGCCTGCGGCGCTCACCCGCGTGCGGTGAAGGGCAGGAGCAGGTCAGTCCAGGCCGTGCCGGCGGTTCCGCGAGGAGAACGGCCTGGTGGTAAAGATCCAGGTGCCGAGCTGGATGTCCCAGTGGAAGCCGTGGTAATGCCGGAGATGTCTTGCGGCGAACATTTTATCCGTGCGGTATATCCGGGGTCTCCAGCGCATCTTGTGCTTGCTCATGGCCGGATGCTAGCAGCAGGTTCCGGTTCCGGCGGCTACTGGGAGCTGGGGGTCTGCCCCCTGTGCGAGGGCAGCACTGCATGGTTTTAACCCGCCGGATAATCCGGCGGGTTATTTCTGGTCTGCCGTGCGGTAGCCGGATCACCGGGGCGGGACACCGGGAGAGCCCAGGAACGACGGGGCGGTCACGCTAGAGCCTGGCGTAGAAGCCGGGACGAGGCGGTGTTTAACCGGTGGTGCCGTATTCCGTGTCCACCAGCTTTCACTCGTCCCGGCGCTGCCAGCATACGGGATGCCCGATTCTGCCTTAACCATCCGCTGCTTTGCGCCGGGGTTGCACCTGGCTAGCTCAGGCGCATGCTTGACGTGCCCGTCTGACGGCGCCCACCGGTTGCCAGCCGGCGGCATGGCTTATATCCCGCGTGCCCGCGGTGCTGGTCGCGGGTGCTAGGGATGGTTCTGTAACAGGTCGGCTGCCGTTGCCTGGTACTTGCCCGGTTTCGGTGCCGGGCCGGGAGCCTGTGTCAGCTTTGCGGGGCTGACGTCGAGCGCGGCGGCTATTTTCTCGATCATGCCGGGGCCGGGATGCTTGCGCCCGGAGACGATGGCGCTGACGTAGCTGCCGGTCTTGTGCCCGAGCTGCTGGCCGAGTTCATTGCCGGTCATGCCCCGTTCGCCCAGGAGGCGGCCGAGGTTCCGGCCGACGGTGCTCACGGGGTCTTCCTGGTCAGGGGCCGGGAAGGGGGCGTTCTGGGTGTCACTGGGTTACGCGCCTCCTTCCCGGCCGGGCCGCCAGCAGCCGTCTCCCGGGGACCCCAGGAACGGCCTCGGGGGGGATGGGCCGTTGGGTGTTCTTCACCGGAAAACCGCCGGGACTGGCGGACGGCTGTCACGCTATCACAGGCTTGCGGGCCTTGTGCAACAGGCGTCGGCGCAGCTAGCATGCATAGCAGTCCAAGATCAAACGCAATTGCGTGAGGTGAAACTGCGGCATGAATGCCAGGGGCGGGACAGGACAGCAGCAGGCCGGCACCAAGGAGGGCGGGGATACGGCGGCAGCGGCGCAACCGGCCGCGTCGTATGAGTCAATGTGGTGGGACCTGCATGACGATCTGCAGCGGATATCTTCGGAAGTCAGGCGCCGGATTGCTTACGGCATCGAGCGCAGGCTGTCCGGTACCGAGGCGACTCGCGGAGAGCTTGACGCAGTGAACGCCATCTTGCAGCTGATGAAGATCAGGGAAGCGGGTACGGGCGTGCTGCGGTCACACGATACCCAGCTGCCGGGGGTCAGCCAGGAGCCGGCCGACGGCGGGGCTGTAGATGCCGGTGCGCGCGGGGTCCGGGTCGTAGACGCGGATGATGTCCGGCATAGCAATAAGCCGGCGGGCAAAAGCCCCTGGATCTAGCGCCCAGGCCTGCTTGTACGGGATCTCGCAGGTGTCGAGCTTAGCGCCGAGCGCTGCGGCGAAGTCGTCATCGGCGGTCAGGTACGTGACGATGTACCAGGTCTGGGAGTAGCGCCATACCCGGTCCATCAGGACGCGGGTGACCAGGCCGGACAGTTCCCATGAATCCAGGGCCCGGTGGTAGTCGCCGGCTTTCATGTGACGGGCGAACGCGGGCTCCGCCAGGGGGCTGAGGATGCCGAGGGCGCCTTCGAAGATGAGCACGAATTTAGGCGGGGGACGGTCCAGTCCCTCGCCTTTGTGCCGTAAGGCCCGCTGCCGGGGCCTGCTTTGCATATGGTCCTCCGCGGCCCTGCGGCAATCCGGCTGGTATCGGTGCCGCAGGGCCGTTTTTCTTCCGGGTTACTTCTGCGGGGTCAGGCCGAGCGCGGTGACCTGCTCATCGGTCAGGGTGACTTCACGCCAGTTCTTGTAGGCCCGGCCGATCTGGCCGCGGCCCCGGGGCCTGTACTCTTTCTCGTTGTCCGGGTTCTGCAGCCAGGTCGTGGTGCTCTTCGCCGGGGCTGTCCGCGGGCGGCCGATCATGGGCGGCTGGGACGGCGGCGCGGCTGCCGGTTCCTGGAGCGAGTCAGCGAAGGCGTGCAGCCCCCGGACGACCCGGCTGATGAATTCACGGACGGTCTCAGGGCCCGGTGCGGCGGGCTGCGCGTCCGGTTCCCAGGGTGACGGCTCGCCCGCGGCCTGCTGCTGCGGTTCGCTGTCCCGGCTGGCGGGAGTCTCCGCGCGGCTGCGGCGGGTACGCCGGGCGGCCTGCGGTTCTTCTGCGGGCTTGCGGTCGCCGAGCTCGAGGGTGTCCAGGCCGTCGGCGAGATCCAGGACGGTGATGCCGCGGCGCATGGCGAGGTCGACGAGCTGCTCGGCGGGCTCATCGCCGCCGTCGGAGCCCCACAGCATGACCAGGATCGCGCGGGAGATCTCACCGGGTTCCAGGTCGCGGATGACCGCGGCTATGTCGTCGGCGGTGTCGAAGCCGCCGTCGGGGAATTCATCCCCGAGCCACTTGCGGACTTTCCGCAGCCCGCGGCAGGCGGCGGGGATGTCCGCCTGGATGACCGGCGGTTCTAAGGACAGGTCTTCCGGCAGCCAGCCGGACAGCAGCGCGTGCATGTTGCGCTCGTCGATGTCGCCGGATCCGGCGAACAGCAGGATCGAGCCGGGGGCTGGCGGTCCTAAAGATGTCTTCATGCTTGTTTCCTCCTGGGGCTGGTCAGTCGATACGGGGGACACGGCGGCCGGGGCCGCTTCGTGCCGGAGAATACCCGCGTGCCTCCTGGGGTTCAGGATGCTTCCCGCGTGCCGACAGGATTATCTCATACGGCTCGGGGAGGGCGGCGCCGAGCTTGAGCGCGGCCATGACCAGGAACAGCACGATCGCGGCGGCGGCGAGCGCGTGCACGTAGCGCGGAGGGGCGGCGTGCAACCCGAAGGCGATGCCGGCGATGGCCAGGGCCCGGAGCCAGGAAGGCAGCCGCCAGGTGGCCGGGCCGCGGCGGATGACGGGGATGAGGGAGCTGACGATCCCCCAGGCGGTGTAAGCGGCCAGCGAGTTGACAACGAGTAAGAACATGACGGTAAGCTTACCGGTGTCAAGATAACTGGTTAGCCCCATGTTATCGCACCCGCTCCCGGCGGCCCCCGGAAGCAACTCCCCGTCGTTCCGGGAGCGAAGGCCGCCGGGAGCATCTTTCTGCTAAGCTTGCGGTGCTCCCGCTGACGGGGTGGTCACGGGTGAGCCCGCAGGCTCGCGCCGCAGGCACTGCCTGGACCCTGCGGGCGTTTACTGTGCCGGGAGGGTCGCGTATAACGGCGGGGCCCAGGTGATGGACAGCGGGGTGTGGCGGGACAGGATGTCGGTGATGACGGCCTGCTGGATTGTGTAGTCCTCGTAGTAGTAGGAACGGCCCAGGCCCGGCACTGACCCGTTCTCCCACATGTAGTCGGGGTTGCTGAAGCTTCCGTCGAAGTAGGAGCCGAGGATGTCGCCGGCTTCGACGAGGCACGGGCCGCACCAGAACGCGACGGGATACTGCGCGCCGGCGGCGGGGATGGCGGTGACGGCCAGGGTGGCACCGGGGGCGGGGGCCCTGAAGATGACGAAGACCCGGTACCAGGTGCCCGCGGTCAGGTCAGCGCCGCTGGCGTTCGCGATAGAGGCGGAGACGCCGGAGCCGGCGGTGAGCTGGAAGTCGGCGATGCCGGCGCCGGGCCGGACATAGATGCTGGCGGTATAGGTGTCCCCGGTGAACAGGCCGGCCAGCTGCTGGGCGGCCCCGCCGTTCCCGGCGGGCACGGTGACTTTCCCGGACCGGGTGAAGGTGGTCAGCGGCTGCCCGTCGAAGGCGCCGCCGAGCGGGTAGGTGACCTGCGGGTCGTACGTCAGGGTGCCGTTCCCGGCGCCTGACCAGATGCCGGTTCCCTGGAAGGCGGGGTTCTGCGCGTAGTTGATCCGGGTCCCCTTGACGGTGGTATGCACGGTCCGCGGCGGGTCGTAGGGCGACGGGGCGGGGGTCTGGTCCAGGCTGCCGGTGCCGGCCAGGGGCATCATCTCGAGCTGGACGCAGGTCAGGTTCTGCGCGGCTCCGGCGCCGACGGAGGCGAACTGCATGCCGGCGGCGGCGAACGCGGCCCGGTTCCACAGGTTGGTCCCGGTTGAGGTGGGGTAGTCCAGCGGCGGGTAGAAGACGCACCAGGGCCGGGTGTAGCCGGTGTGGCCGGAGCCCAGCCCGGCGGTGTTCCATGTCACGTAGGTCATCGCCGGGTCGGCGTCGGTGCTGGTTTCCCAGGAGGCGAAGTCGTCCAGGGCGCCGGGTGGCGGGGTGCCGGTGACCGCGGTGATCTCGCCGGACATGGTGGCCTGCCCGGACGGCAGGGCGATGGTGAAGACCTCGCCCTGGTCGATGACCTGCAGGTGCCCGGACATGGACATGCCGCCGTGCAGGGACAGGGCGCCGGGCTGGGGCAGCTGCGAGGCGGACAGGCCCGGGGTGCCTGTCCAGGAGGCGCCGGCGGAGTCCCCGTCGAAGTACGGGTCCGGTCCGGCGGCGGGCTCGTACATCACCGCGTCGAGGTAGAAGGCCAGGTCCTGCGCGGAGGTGGTCTGGATCGCGACGTAGAGGGCGTCATTGGCGGCCAGGGCCAGGCCGCCGAACGTGATGAGCTGCCAGTCGTTAGCCAGCTGCACGGTGGTCTCGGCGAGCAGGATGCCGCCGGGGTTCTTGGCTACCAGGACGGTGACGGTGCCGGATTCGCCCGCCAGGCGCAGCTGGACCGAGGCGGGGGAAGCGGCCAGGAACTGGGCGGGCGGGCCGAGGACTCCTTCGCCGGGGGCCAGGCCGTCGGTGGTGATCAGGGCGCAGTACCGGCCGGACCAGGCGGTGACGCCGGTCTGGGTGATGACGGAACCGTCCAGGGCGGCCCAGCCGTCGGCGGAGACCTCGAACGACGGGTTCGGGCACAGGTTGTACAGGGTCATGTGCTTATGACCTTCCTGCGCGTCCGGGCTTGCCGGGTCGCCCGGGTCGCTGCGGCGGCATGCGGCGGGTCTTGCCGCGGGCCGGGCCGGGGAACCGGCGCTCGGTGTCCTCGGCCTTGGCTTCGGTAGAGCCGAGGATGTCGTTGACGACGCCGTGCCCGGTGGCTGCGGAGTTGAAGCTGGAGGTGGCGGCGCTGACCTGGATGCCGTTGCGGTAGACGGTGATCGCGGTGCCGTTCAGGGTGATGGTCATCCGGTCGCCTGGCGCGAACGCCTGGGCGTGGGCGGCGACGCGGGTGTAGACCCCGGACTGGACGTAGCCGAGCTGCAGCTGGTCGGACCGCCAGTAGTTGCCGGTGTCCGTGTAGCGGAAGATGATCCCGGAGTAGGCGCCGCCTTGCGGCATGGACCGGTAGGTGACGCCCAGCGACGTGTTCGCCTGCTGGGTGGTGAGCAGCCCGATGGCCCTGGCGCCCGGGTTGACGGGCCAGGCGGAGCCGCCGGCGTACCCGCCGATGGTCCAGTCGGCGACCGGGCAGGTCCAGCTGGACTGCTCGTCGTCGGTGGCGCGGCCGTTCAGGGTGTTGGAGAACTGGGTGGCCGCGGCGGGGATGGCCGGGGTGGAGACGGTGCCGAATGTCAGGGCGCCTGTGTTGCCGGGAGGCGGGGAGCCGATGGTCATCGTGCCGGCCGCGGACCCGGACACCGATGGCTGGAGCGCGGAGAACACGGGTGAGGGGAAGGCGCCGGCGACGATCAGCTGCGCCGCGGTGGTGCCGTCCGGGGCGGTGAACTCCGCGGACACGGAGGTGGCACCTTCGGAGACGGAGGTGGCGATGACGCGGCCGTTGGCGGCGAGCCAGTTCACGTTCGCGTACAGGTGGCCGCTGGTCCCGGCGAAGAACGAGCCCTGCGCGGTCACCGTGGCGGTCTGCCCGGGGGCCGCGGCCACCACCTGGCTGTTCAGGGTGCCGTTGAAGTTCAGGATCCACTCGTTGGCGAAGAACGGCGATTTCTCGTACCGGGCGGAGACCTGGCCGGAGACCGAGACGGTGCTGGACGCGGAGTCGGGCTGGGCCGGGTTCCAGTAGTCGACCTCGGCGGTGATGACCTGCCCGGCGGTCAGGGCCAGGGTCGCGGTGAGGTTGGCCCCGGACTGGTCCGCCCAGTTGTCGATGAGGGTCTGGCCGTTGACGATGAGCCTGCTGCCGCCGTCAGCGGCCTGCAGCTGGAAGCCGTAGGTCCCGGCTGCGGGCGCCGTGTAGGTCGCCGTCCAGCTGCCCGACCAGCCGGACGCGGCGATGCCGGGGGCCGGGGCGGCGCCGTCCCAGGTGTAATTCACGGACGGCTCGACGCGGGTCACGACCGGGGTGCCGGACAGGGCGGTGTTGTTGAAGTAGGAGGCGTTCCACGGGCCCGGCGACGCGGTTCCCGCCGATGCTCCCGCGCTCGAGAGGACGGACTCGGTGGTGAACGAGTCGAACGCCATGTTACTGGGCTGCGCGACGGTGCCGTTTCCTGACGGGGTGCGGGCGAAGACCCGGGTGATGAAGGTGCCCTGCTGGTCGTACCACTCGATGAACGGGGTGACGGCGTAGCTGTTGCTGGCGCCGCTGGTCAGGTTCTGGCTGACGTACGCGGACAGGCACAGCCGGATGCGGTGGGACTGGGACAGCGGCGCCCAGTCGGCGGTGGCGACGTTGTTCGCCGGGGGGACGCTGCCGGTGGAAGCGCGGAGCGCGGTGAACGGCTGGGACCGGTACTGCACCAGGTCATTCGGGACATACCGGCGGGCCGGGTCCCATTCCTCCCCGTTGATGATCCACGGGACGGGTACCCCGTCGCGGACCGCGTTGAACGGGTCCGGTGCGGTGGAGTAGGTCAGGCCGGTGGAGAACGTGGTGTCGTCGACATAAGAAACGGTGACAGGGTTGGAGATGAGCAGCTGCAGCGCGGCGTAGGCGGTCCCGGACGGGGCGGTGCCTGACGCGGCGGGATTGACCCAGCTGTTCGCGGTGCCGGTGAGCAGGGACCCGGTGTCCGTGGCCAGGGTGCTGCCTCCGGCGTCGTAGAAGACAATCTGCGCCTGGACGCTGCTGCCGGCTGCGGCGGCCCGGTACCAGCCGCCGGCGGTGCAGGCCTGCCCGGCCGGGCAGGCCACCCACGGGGAGTTCAGGGTGATCGCGGACCAGGAGCTGGTGGCGTTCCATGTCCAGGCGATGTCGTCGACGAAGAAGTTGTCCGCGTTCGCGGCAGCCGCCGGGTCGCTGGTGATCATCAGCGCCTTGGCCACGGCCCCGGCGGGGGCGGTGGCGGTGGCGGTGACCGCGGTCCACGCGGCGGACAGCAGCACGGAGGTGCCCTCGGTGGTGGCCAGGACGTTGCCGTTAAGGTCGTAGTAGATGACCGCGGCGATCACGGACGGGAACGCGGAGGCCCCGGCGGGGGTCTTGGTGCCCCAGCAGTAGCAGGTCACGGTGTCGGCGATCCCGGGGATGGCGGTGACCTGCGGGCCGGTGATGAACGGGTTCCCGGTCAGCGTGTAGGTGTTGCCGGCGGCGAATCCGCCGCTGTAGGACGTCCCTATGCTGAACGTGGGCGCGACCTGCAGGGAGAACTTGCCGGAGCGGGCCTGGGCTGTGGACTGGGTGATGGCGCAGTTGACCGCGGTCCACCCGGCCAGCGACGGGGACTCGAAACCGGGGTTGGCGTACTGGACGGCGGACGGGGTGGCCACCGGCACCGAGGTTCCCGTGGGGGTGACCTGCATGGCCCAGGAGCCGGCGTGCGCGACGATGTTCTCACGCGAGAGGGCGGCGTTGACCGGGATCCAGTAGGCGGGGACGGAGACCTGCTTCGGTCCGCCCATCCAGTTGCCGGTGAACAGCTGCGGCCACGACGCCGGCACCCACGCCGCGGACGTGTTCTGCACCGGGGCGGCCAGGGTGGTGCCGAGCTCGAAGCCGGGGTCGGGGATCTGGCCGAGGTCGGAATGCTGCCTTGACACCGACCGGGCCCACAGGGTTCGCGCGGAGCCCTGCTTGTTGTAGATCCGCAGGCTGTTCCACGCGAACGCGTTGCTGCCGGCGTTCACCGCGGCGGGCGCCTGGACGCCGAGGCCCTGCGTGGCCGACCCGGGCAGCGCGAGCATGCTGGCCGCCCCGGTGTCCAGGACTTCCCAGGACCCCGGGTTCGACGTGCGGATGTTGCCCTGGGTGCCGAGGTAGTCATCGGAGTCGTACAGGGCGCCCCAGAACGAGTCCGATGTGCCGCCCGCGGGCGGGGTGTTGCCGCAGTTCTCGTCCTGCAGGGACCGGAACCACCAGCCGTCACCGGTCCAGCCGCGGCCTTCCTCGTATATTTTCCACGTCCCGCCGACCAGCGCCGCGAACGGCACCCAGGCCGGCTCGTCCTTGACGTAGCAGCGCGCGGGCTGGTACGGCTGGAACACCGGGTTGAGGATCTGTGCCTGGTCCGTGTCGAGCATGATGTTAGGACCCATATGTACGTCTGCGCCGTAACCAGTCCGGATGGCTATTTCCTCGGCTATGGCCTGGATGGTCCCGCGCTGCTGGGATACGTGAGCGAAATTCTCTGTTGCCTTACGCACCGTGTAAGCAGGAACCTCGGGACTGAACGTGAGGCCTACCTGCTGTGCCAGGTCCCACAGCTGGTCCAGAGGGATGAACCGTGCGTCATTCAGGTGGTTCGCGTACGTGGCGTATTGCGTGCGGAGATAATCAAGCGCCCAGCCAAAGACATTCAGGAACAGCTGCAGCTGATTATTGCCAGCTGCGTCGTCGGTAAGTGCCGCACCCGTCTCTGGGATGGTCGTGAAATATTCGGGGAGAAGATTGAATAAGTATTCGCCGGAGCCGTAGTCCTGGATGGCGAGGCAGCCGGCGAAGCCTGAGCGCACCCAGATGTTGTCGGCGATGTCCACCAGGACGTAGAAGCCGTAGTAGTGGTAGGTGCCGGGGGAGATATCCGGGTCGGTGTAGGAGTCGCCGGGGTAGTCGGTGGTGTCGTAGATGATGTCCCCGTCGTTCTCGTTGACGGGGAACCCGAACCTGTTCCGCAGCAGCCGGTACCGGAAGATCGTGCCGGACGGCGGGTGCCAGGTCACCAGGACCTGCGTGTACGTGATCGACGCCGCCGTCATGGGCTCGACTAGGTATTCCGGTGGCAGGCCCAGGCCGTATAAGGACGTGCCGTATTTCGACAGGCCGAAGATCGTGCCTGCCGTCACCGTCTGGCCGGGCAGTGGTCCTGGCATCAAGCTTCCTTACAGTACGCGGCGGCCGATCCGCACTGGATCGTGACTGGCATAGCCGCCGACGCCTCGGCCTTGCTGCACTTCACCCTCCGGATGCACCTCGTACACCTGCGGTTCACTTTCGCCGCTGTCGGAAGCCCACAGCCGGGCTTGCTGCTTATCGGTGGTGAAATGCACCCGGCGGTTTTCCAGATGCGATTTCAGGTAGCCGCCAACCGGAAGCTGACGGTCAGTACCATGGAAAAACTGCTGCGGCTGGAGATGATCACTGGCTGCCATGGCAGTATCCTAGCCTGCCGGTGTGGACGGGTCGACGGAGCGTACGAACGCGGCCTTGAATTCCTGGTTCCACGTCCGGTGCGGGGTGTGCGGGCAGCCGTTCTCCGACGATACGCGCATGATGGTGCCCTCGGTCAGGACGCCTTCCCAGTTGATGGCGGTGTGGGTGTAGCGCTGCTCGCCGACGTTATCGTTGGTGAACCACCAGGAGCCCACGGTATTGCCGGCGAAATCCCAGTGCCAGATGTCATGCCGCCACCACTGGTCGTTGACCCACCAGACGCAGCGGTGGTACCCGGTGGACCACCAGTCCCAGTACTGGCCGATGATGATCCGCCACCAGCCGGTCGCCGGGATGGTGACGACTGACCCGTTGTACATGCCGAACGGGTCGTAGTCCACGCTGTCGTATGTGTTGTACACGCCGTAGTTCGTGGCGGCCGAGCAGTTCAGCGTATTCGGCACCATCGTCTGGGAGTTGCTGAGGGACACGACGGGGATGCCGGTGCCGTTGAGGGTGGCGGAGATCCTCGCGTCGACGGAGGTGTAGGTGATCGGGTCCGGGCCGACGATCGGGTCTTTCTCGATCTGGGGGTTGGTGCCGAGGGTCTTCTCGATGGCGATGATCTCGGCGGCGGGCCCGTTGACGTCGGCCGCCCAGTCGACGTCGATCTCGTTGATCCGGTCGGTGCCCCAGTTGAAATACGCGTTCGGGTACTGCGCTACGGTCATGGCGTGCTGCTCCCCAGTCCGCCGGAGACGGTGAAGTAGAGATTCCCTGCGTTGGCGATCTCGGTGGGCCGCATCTGGATCGAGGTGGTCCCGGTCTGGGTCACGTCCTCACGGGTGAAGACGGGGATGATGCAGTATCCGACTCCGGCGACGGCCATGATGGTCAGGTACAGCTCGGAGATCGTGATGAGCGCGCCGAACTGCTGGTTGGGCGGGGACAGGAATGCCTGCAAGGCGGCCTTGACGTTGGCCAGGACGGTCTGCTGCGCGTAGTTCGGCAGGACGTACAGCTGCACCGGATTGCTGTTGGAGCCGACGTCGACGGGGATCTGCGCTGGCGCCAGGACCGATAAGCTGACCCCGGCCAGGGTCTTGCCCTCGAAGAACTCCAGGATATCCTGGACCAGGCCCGGCCCGGGGCCCTGGAAGTTCGGCCCTAAGACATACAGCGCGACGGAGGTTGAATGGTTGCCGATTGCGACGGACATGAGTACGCCCGGGACATTCAGTGCGAGATTCGCGAAGTCATCCACGCTGACGGCGCGGTTCTGAGTAGTGAATGTCAATGGCGCGTTGGCCCGGATTGTGTCGTTACTTTCGGGGTCGGCACCTCCGCTCATAAGGGTGGAGTTGTACGTCCCGTCGGCCAGCTGCTGGATGGAGACCCCGGTGACAGGGGTGACGATGGAGCTCACGACGCCCGCGGCGACGTTCCCGGCGGCTCCCACGGTTGTCGTGTACGTTGCGTATACGTTCATGCCCAGGGCTGGGATCAGCCCGTTAAGGCCGTCTCCGAACTCCACGAAGGTCTGGCCGTGCTGATCGACATAAGTTGTGAAGGCCAGGTCTTCCGGGCCCGCGTCGACGAGGAAGGCATAGTAGTTCCACTGGGTGATGCCGGAGTCGGTGGCGTCCTGGACGTAGACGGAGACGGTGCCGTTCTGGACGCCGAGCTGGGGGATGGCCAGGACCTGGGCGACGGTGCCGTCTGAAGTGCCGATGGGGGTCTGGGTGTAAGTGATGCCCTGGCTGACGTTCGCGGTGATGGTGCCGCCGTTGGCGGGGACGACGACGGTCTCGGTGGTCTGGTAGACGACCGGGGCGTTCGCGCCGCCGAGCAGCTGGCTGGCCTGGACGGAGATGCTGGTGGCCACCTGGGTTCCGATCTCGACCATGGTGGCGGGCCAGTTCGTCTCCGTCTGGAAGGTGACCTGGCCGGTGGCCGGGGCGCCGTTGGAGACCTGATAGCCGAGCAGCTGCGCGATGTTCAGCAGGGAAACCCGCTGGGTGGCGGTGGGTAAGTAAGCTTCCTGGGTAATGCGGTCACCGTAGTAGGAGATGATGTCGGCGACGTAGGCGACGGTCTCCAGGATCGCGACCCCGATGTCCCCTTCGGATGTGGTGTTCCACTGCGGGAAGGTCCGCCCGGCGTAGGCGAGCATCGACTGGATGAACGCCGGATAGTCCTTGCTCGTGAAGTCGATGGACGTCGGGACCTGCATGACGGGGAAATTCGCCGGGACCGGCTGCGGGGTCGTCACTTGCGGCCCCTTCCGCTGTTGGCTATCTTAGGCACGTTGGCCCTGGGCACATGCACACTCCGTAAGAGGTTGCCCAGGGCCTTCTTTATGCCCGTCACGTCCCGGTCACCGGCTCGGCTGAGTTGATGACGGTACCGCCGACTAGGACGGTGGCGGTCTGGACCTGCCCGGTTTCCAGGGGGCTGGCGGTGAAGTCCACTTCCAGTTCAGCCACGCCGAACTCGGAATCAGGGCTGGCGGTGACGTTGAGCACGGTGATCGACGGTTCCCAGGCGGCCATCTGCTGCTCGACATCCCGGGTGATCTTCATGGTGACCAGCTTGGGGTCCGGGCGGAACAGCAGGCTGCGGACGGGGATGCCGTACGCCGGGAGCATGACGCGGGTGCCGGGCTGGGTAGCGATGATCGACTTGACATGCTGGAAGGCCTGGACAGCAGGGTCCTGCGTGACCGCGGGACGCCCGTTGCTGTCCAGGCCGAACGGCACCAGCAGCTCTAAGCTCACTATTCGATGGTATCAGCGGGCGGTTCGCGGGAACCTACGGGATGATCAGGCCCCGGTACCGGGGGACCTGAAGGCACAGCTTCACGGCGAGCAGGCCGGTTTCCTCGTCGATGAACCAGTTGTCGTGGTAGTCGCTGAGTTCCCCGGTAGCCAGCGCGGTCATCAGCACTTCGTTGTAGTGCCGCCTGAACATGCTAGGCGGGGCTTCGCTCTCCAGGAGCGGCCTGGTGACTTCCTCGAGCGAGAGCCTGAGCTTGCCTATGAACTTGTCCACATGATCATCTGCTGCCATGCCGGGGAGCTTAGCAGGACCGGAATGCCTGCTGCTATGCTTGTGCCTGCAGCGCATAGCGGGGTGGAGCAGTTCGGTAGCTCGCCGGTCTCATAAGCCGGAAGCCGAGGGTTCGAATCCCTCCCCCGCTACTAAACGGCAGTTGACAGCGTTACCTGTGCGTGCAAGCATGTGACTTATCCAGGGATCGTTGCTCCGACGCGACATCCAATGTAATACGAGGCCTCCCGTAGGAGCCGGACAGCCCGTCAGGACGCGGTGACCGCAAGGGAGGCCTCATGTGTTTCAGCCGACGTGCGGCTTCTCCCGGTACTGGCACAGCGACTCCGGGTCACCGTGGAAGAAGGACGGTCCCCCGACGAGGGACCATTCAGTCGGCCTGGCCACTACCCAGTCAGTACCTACCGCTTCTACCTGTTTGTCGTCATAGTCGTCGCGGCCGAAAGCTCCGCCGCAGAATCCGTATAACATGTCGCCGACGCGCAGTGGTTTGATGTTGCCGTCCATGCGGACGATACTAACCGACGTGCTGCGATGTCAGCAGGTAGCCCGGCCGGTTCCGGTCTCCGCCGAGGAACAGCACGACGACCAGCGAGCCGACCGGCGGCCCGGGGCCCATTTCTTTCACGGACCAGCCGGTGGGCTGGCCGGGGTACTGCTGCCGGGCGAAGCCTCCCCAGGGCAGCGGCGGCTCGGAGTTCCAGGCGGCGACGGGCGGGTCGGCTGAGCCGACTGAGTTGAAGCCGATCGGGCGGGCCCAGTTAGAGTCCTGGTCGGCGAGCAGCTGCGGGATGTTGACCCGGACCCACAGGTCCTGGGCGCGGGTGTGCGTGACCTTGCCCAGGTACATGCCGAACAGCTGCTCGTTTTCTAAGGACTGGGCGGTGGGGTGGTAGCTGGTGCCGTGCTGCGGCCGTCCGGCGGTCACCTCCAGGTCCCGTCCGGCTGGGTCTCGCCGCGCAGCCAGAAAAGCGACGGGTCGTTCCTGATGCGGTCAGCCAGTTTATCTGGGAGCCAGTCCGCCTGCCTGACCAGATACAACAGCTCGGCGGCGATGTCCCGGGCCTGGTCGACCCAGGTCTGCGGCTGTCCGTCCGTGGCGGCTTTCTGCGGATGGCACTCATGGCGGCAAGGCTCGTCGCAATATTTGCAGGTATTGCGGCAGCTGCCGCATGCGCCGTGCCGGCACGCGGTAGATACGTATAGGTGCTGGATGCTCAATCAGATCCCTCCTGGATGGCGGACTGGGCGGATGCCTGCCACTGGTTCCCGGCGCGGATGCAGGTGACGATCTCGGGGCTGATCTTCTGGATGCCCTTGTACCGGGGGATGTAGGAGCGGGAGTCCTTCAGCCCGGTCAGGGTGGTCCAGTACAGGTCCTTGATGGTGTCATCCAGGCCGCTAGCGTACAGCTTGTGGGTGGCCGCGGTGATCAGGTAGTAGCCCTGGGATGAGTCGGCCATGGCCTTGCCGTCGAGCCGGAAGACCTTGCCCGGGTACAGCAGCACGTTGCCGAGGACGTCGACGGTGCAGCCGACCTGGAACTGCGCGAGGGACTGCACGGCGTCGGCCATCTGCTGAGCTTCGTCGCGGGACCGGGCGAACTTGTCGGTGCGCTGCACCATGACCGGGCCGGATGAACCCGAGGCGTTGACGTGAAACCGCTGGTTGTTGCTGGCGTCTATGCCCCAGATCTGGCGGGTGGCCTGTGCTGCGCCGGGCAGGTTGTCCCCGGCGAGGCGCCGGAAGTTCTTCGCGGTGTCCATGTAAGTCAGGGCGCCGTCGATGGTGTATTCATAGATGAAATACGTGCTGGCCGCCGACAGCATCATCAGCGGGTCCACGAAATACAAGGTGCCGCCGGATACCCAGAACCGGAATCCTGTTTTCTGGGCGAGGCGGTTCAGGAACGCGAAGTCGGATTCCCCTGCCTGAATCTCGTAATCCAGGATCCAGGTGCTGTTGGTGAAGACGCAGCGGAGCTTCCATTTCTGCGCGATCTGCTGGGCGATCACCGAGGCGGTGATATTCTGCCAGGTCTTGTTCACTGCGGAGTTCATCGGCTTCGACGTTCCGGCGATGAGGTAGTCGATGACGATGCCCCGCTGGCCGTCCTCGACGGTGCTGGCGAGCTCACTGTGGTTTACGTACCCGTACCATGTTGAGATTGTCCTCGGGGATAAGCGGCCCCACTGGATCTCGATGAGAGAATTATCCGGCCATGCGGTGAGCCGCGACTGGTACGGGTGCATGCGAGGCACGATGACGCAGGCGGACAGGACGTCGTGCTTGCCCCATTCCTGGTGGAGCTCGAACCGGCGCGGCCAGTCCTTCACGAGCTGCCCGTTGACCTTGACCTGGGTCCAGACGTTCCCTAATACCGGGTTCGGCATGGCTACACTGAGGGGATGCGGATGATGGTGCCGGGCGGGATCGGCCCCCACCATTCGATCTCGGGGTTGGCGTCGGCGATCTGCCACCACTGGGTAGGGTCGCCGAAGAACGCGGATGCCAGGGACTGCACGGTATCAGCCTCGGTGACCTGGTAAGACTGGTACCCGAATGAATACGGTGCCTGCTGGGGGCTGATGAGGATGACCTGCCGCGGCTTCCCGTTGACCTGCAGGGTGGCAACAGCCGAGTTGGCGTACCTCGAGCCGGACAGGATGCTCATCCGCGGATTCCTCCCGCCGTGGTGCCCAGGCTGCTGCTGCCGGGCCCGTTCTTCGGCGCCCCGGGCTGCAGCGGGCTGGTCGACCACCAGTTGGCCAGGCCAGGTCCGGCGGGCTGCCCGGACTGCGCCGCCGATGTCGGCAGCAACGTGAAGTTGACGTTTATTACGCAGCGCATCGGGATCATGTACTGGGTCCACTGGGTGATCTGGACTTCCCAGTCGCTGATGTACCCGAAGTAATACACCCCGGCCGGGGAATTGCCGAAGTAGACCCAGGTGGGCCAGATGATGGCCGGGTTCTGCGGCTTCAGGATGCCGTTGCTGCTGACCGGGGACGTTTTCGCGTTACCCTTGCCGGTGTCCTGCTCGGCGAGCATTCCCGTGATCTGCTGCATGGCGAGGATGTCCACGCCGACTCCGGCCGCGCCCGGGTTGTTGATCGCGCCGGGCTGGTCAGGGAAGTCGATCCGGGACGGCAGGCCCGCGGCCCCGTAGCTGCCCCACAGGTCGTACGTCCGGTCGAATAGCAGCGCGAAAGAGATGGACTGCTGCAGGTAGGTGTAGACCGGGGCGGTATTCGCCGAATTGGAGAATAAGTAATCGGTGACGGTCTGGCTATTCGTCTGGTTATAGTAGCCGACGGCCAGCGTCGACGGATTGAACTGGAACTGGACCTGGGCCAGGCCGCTGTAACCGGGCAGCGGGGTGTCCCATTCCATGAAGCCGCGGACGATCGACCCGAAGCCGCCAGCGCCCAGGCCCAGGTACGTGGTCTGCAAGTTCGGGGAGAACTGGGGCTGGACCAGGAGCTGGGGCATGCCTCTAGTTTACGCAGGCTCGTCTTGATAGATCCCGTCTGCCATCTGCCGCGTGGGGCATGGCCACGGGAACCCGCATTCATAGCAGTCGTCGCCTACCATTCCGGCCGGCCCGGTCTCGCGGGCATGCCAGCCGGAGATGCGGGCCAGCCGTGCCCGTAGCGTCAGCATGCCCCGGACCGCGAGCAATGTCCGGTCGTCGATAGCGCGGGTGTCCATGCTGTAACCGCGCGGCACGTCAGCGAAGTCGAGCAGATGGTGGACCGCTTTTGCCTTGAGCAGCAGTTCGACGATGCCGTAGTGCAGCCCGGTGGTGTCGATGTCGCGGATCAGCGGATGCGGCTTGACGTACAGGTCCTGGAGCAGTCCCCAGTTCATGTTCGCCGGATCGGGGAACTCGGATCCTTCGCCGAGGATGCGTTCGCGGATCAGGGTGTACCAGCGTTCTGCGCTGAATCCCGGCGTGCCGCCTCCGGCTTCCTTCCACAGATCCATGGGGTCAGGCTGATCAGGCATGGGCGCAATTCTTCCAGTCTATGGCCTTCAGTCGTAGGGCTCGCCGCCTAGGCCGTCTACCCATTTTCCGTGCTCTTGTGGTGCCTTCAGCTGTGCCGGGCCGGTCGCCTCGCAATCGAAACATCTGTATTCCCAGCTTTCACGAGCTGAGAACTTCAGCTGCACGCCTGCCAGGGAGGCCGGGCCCGTAACCTGGAGAACCGGACGGACTTTCAGGCCGTCGATTGACAGGCATTCTGGGTTGGGGCAGCGGGTGTGACGGCCGGTGCTGAGCCATTCTGACATGTGCGCAAGCTTAGCCGTGCAGGGAGCCGTTCGCGATGGCGGCGACGGTGGAGTTCTGCCGGGCGGCGTCGGCGACGGCCTGGACGAAGTTCTTCGCCTCCTGCTGGGTGACGCCCTGGCCCAGGACGATGGAGTTCTGCCCGAAGTTGATGTTCACCCCGGCGCCGGAGGCGTGGCCGCCGGAGGCGGCTGCCGCGGCGGGGGACCGGGGCAGGTCGGGTAAGGCGAAGTTCCCGGATAGCAGGTTCTTGTACGGATGGGACATAGGGGTCTTGGCGTCCTGGCGGGCCAGGTGGGCGGACTGGGAGGCGTTGAGGATCTTCTCCCCGCCGGTCAGCTTGATGAGCTCGGGGCCGCGTTCGCCGACGATGGCGTAGCCTTTACGGGCTCCCGGGGTGCCCGCGGCGTACCAGCCGACGGCGTTCTCGTGCTGCAGGGCGTGGATCGGGTCCTTGTAGCCGCTATCCCTGATGTAGTCCATGCCCCAGGTGATCTGGACGCCGGCGTTGGACTGGCCGCCGAGGTCGGCGGGCTGCCCGGCCTTGGGGTACTTGGTGGCGGGCCGGGCCTGGGCGACGCCGTAGGCGAAGATCTTAGAGTTCTTGTTGTCGCCGCCCGCGCCGGTCACGCGGGTGTCGGCGTACTGGGACCAGCCTGATTCGCGGGTCCATAAGGAGACCAGGGCATTCCACTCGGCGTCCGATGTCCAGCCGAAGCTTTTCATCAGCTTCTTCGCGATGGCCTTGTTAGCCGCCGGGGTGCCGCCCTTGGCGGAGGAGCTGCCGCCGCCGCTGCCGGAGTTCCCGCCGGAGCCGCTGCCGCCGGAGCCGGTGCTCTGGGTGTTGCCGCCGCTGGAGCTGACGGACGGGGCGGAGACGGAGATTCCGCCGAGCAGCGCGCCCTGGACGGCGGACAGCTCGTCGACCGAACCGTAGCTGCCGGGGTCCAGGCCGATGCCGGGGGCGGGGGCGGCTCCGGCGTTGCCCTGGTTCTGGGTGTTGCCGCCGCTGCTGCCGTTGCCGCCGCCTCCTCCTGCGGCGGAGCCGGACAGGCTGCCGGAGGGGCGGGCCGCGTACAGCCACTGGCCCGGGTCGTACGGGTCGATCTGGACGTTCTGCCCGGCGAACGGGGCCTGGATCAGCTGCTTCTGGCTGATCATGAGAGCTTCGTGACCGGGATTGGAGGCGGTGCCGTCTGACCCGGCGGAGAACAGGATGTCGCCTTCCTGGACCTTGTTCAAGGGGACCTGCTTCTTGGCCAGGAACGCCCACTGAGCCTGGGAGGTGCGGGGCAGCGCGATGCCGGCCTGCTCGTAGGCCCACTGGACCAGGCCGGAGCAGTCGAAGCCGCGGCCGGGGTTCTCGCCGCCCCACTGGTAGGGGACGCCGAGCTGGGTCTCGGCGGCGTGCGTGGCGGCGGCGGCCTGCTTGGAGATGCCGCCGGCGGTGTTGGCGTTGCGGTTGGACTGGCCGGCGGTCTGCTTCTGCTGCTTAGGGCCGGGTTTCCCGGCGCCGCCGCCGAACAGGCGGGAGAAGAACCCGCCGACGCGGGAGGCGATGGAGTTCTGCGGGCTGATGAAGGTCTGGAGCAGGCTTCCCTGGTTCCCGGCCTCGGCTCTGTACCCGGAGCTGTAGCCGGTGACCTTGTTGATGAGAGGGTTCTTGAGGATGGCGTTCAGGGCGTTGTTGAAGTTGACGAGGTTCTGGCTGGCCTGATCCAGGCCGGAGGCGAAGGACTGCTCGATGGATGCCTGGCGGGAGGTCTTGGTGGCGGTGACGTCTTTCTGCGCCTGCAGGTCGGTGAGGTTGACGCCGTAGCCCTGGAGCTGCTTCTGGGCGGTGCGGTTGCCTTTCCCGGCCTGCTGCATCAGCTGGTTGATCTTCGAGGCGGACAGGCCCTCGGACTGGAGTTTGGATACGTCCAGGCCGGAGGTGATGAAGGCCTCGAGATTGCTGCCGGACAGGCCGGTGAGCTGGCCGAGCTCGGAGGATAAGACGCCGCCGGAGCGCAGGTTATAGCGGAGCTGGCTCAGGTTCTCGCCGGGTGCCAGCCTGGAGAACAGCTGCTCGTACATGCCGGCGGCGTTGGTGTTGACCTTGCCGCCGAGCTGCAGCGGCGATACGTTGCCCAGGCCCATCCGGTAGAAGTTCATCGCGGTCTGCGGGGACATCAGCTGCCCGGTGATCCCGGCGGACTGGGTGTAGGTCAGGCCGTTGGGGTAGTTCAGCAGGGCATTGTAGGCGCTGGCACCGCGGGCGAGCGGCTGGGCGTAGCCGGGTACGGCCCCGGCGGTGAACCCGGAGACGGCGTTCAGGACCGACTGGCCGACTGCGGCGTCGGAGACGCCCGTGGCCATGGCATTGGAGCCGAAGGCCTGGTTCAGGATGGCCTGCTGGGCAGCCGGGCCGCGGGCGCTGGTGGTCGACATCTGCTGCGCCAGGTAGCTGGACATGGTGATCTGCGGGCCCAGGCTGTTGTTCGAGAACCGGGAGAACGCGGCGTAAGCGCGGTTTATCCCGTACCCGGCCGCGAACGCCGCCGGTCCCAGAAGCGGAAGGAACCCGCCACCGCCTCCGCCGCCTCCGCCGCCAGGGCCTCCGGGACCGCCACCTCCAGGACCACCTCCACCCGGGCCTGCAGGACCAGCTGGCCCGCCTGGCCCGGGACCTCCCGGAACCGGAAGGCCTCCGCCGGGACCTGTCCCGCCGCCTGCGCCGTACCATCCGCCGCCAGGACCGCGAAGTAAAGTGCCGAACCCTCCAGCAGGCGCGGTTCCAGATCCAGCCGTGCCAGCAGGTAACGCCCGGGGTCCTGGTCCACGCGGCCCTCCCGTGTTGCTGCCTGCGACTCCGGGTACTGAGCCTAGCAGCCCGGAGAAGCCGCCCTGGGGCGTGGCGACCCCGGACGGGGAGACGGAGAACGCGCTGCCGTTGCGGGACTGGCGGGCTTCGCGGACCGTGCTGGTCAGCTCGCGGACGGCATCGGTGAACTGCTGGACGGTGCGCTGCAGATCGTTAGTGCCGATGAGCTGCCCGGCCCCGGTGAACGGGACGAGGGCGCCTCCGTCCTGGCCGTCGCCGTCGAGCGGGCCGCCGTCTGGCGTGGTCACTAGCCGGCCTCGATCTGCCTGATGACCTGGCCCTGGATCACGCGGCGGCCGGGACGCCCGCTGCCGCTGGGGGCGGGCTGCTGGTCCGCGTCCGGTACCCAGCCGCGGTTGTACGCCATGCCGGGTCCGGGCGGCAGCGCCGCGGGCCGTGCGCTGCCTGTTCCGCTCATCGCGTTCGCCAGCGGGCCGCCGCCGCCGTTCCAGGCGGCCCCGCCGTACGCCGGCCCGGCGGTCGCCCGGTACGTGGTGCCCTGGTTATACGGCATCCCCGGGCCCGGGGGCAGCCGGGGAGGAGCCGCCGGCGCAGGCTGCCCGCCTCCCGGGACAGGGCCCGGCACCGGGGATGCCTGCCAGTTCATCCCGTTCCCGCCGGGCTGCCGCCGCTGCTGGGCCTGCTGGACGGCACGGCTGACCCGGTATCCCCTGGCTGCCGCGCGGGCTAAGCCGGCGACGACAGGGCGCAGCCCCTGGGCCGGGGTCCCCAGCGGCCTGACATCGCTGAACGGGACCCGGACGTGCGGCTGGCCGCCGATCTGGGCGGGATGCGGGGAGCTGGCGTCACCGCGGCGTTCGGGGCCGTGTGATTTGTATCCTGAGACGGAGCCGGCCTTGATGGCTGCCATGCGGGCCGTCCTTCCTACAGTGCGGCTGCCTCGGCGGCTTCAGGAAGCAGCTTGATGAGACGGCCGCCCATGCTGATCGCGTGGGCCAGGCCGCCGCCGCCGGTCTTAGCCGCGCCGCCTGCCGCTGCGCCGTCCCCTAATGCGGAGATATCCGGCGGAGTGAACGGGGCGGCACCCGCTGCCTGCGGCGGAGCCGGGGCCGGGCGCAAGGGTCCCGCGGCGCCGCTTACCTCAGCGTATCCCCCTGGGCCCCGGATGCGTGCTTCAGCCATACCTACAGGCTATCCGGGGCGGTGGTTATTTACCTGTCCAGGTAGCCGCGGTACTGACGGCCGAGGTAACGGGCCTGCCGGCCGGCGTAGCCGATGATGAGCATGCACGGCGGCACGTAGACGGCCAGCAGGATGATCCCGGCTGCCAGGAGCAGGGTGCACGCTGCCGTGAGGCTGACGTAGCTGACCAGGCAGGCAGCACCTGCCAGCACGGCTGCGGCGGCGGCGCCGGCGAGCATGTTCCGGCCGGTGCGCCGGAAGAACCAGTCTGCTTCCTGCCGTGAGGAGGTCCTGGCAAGATAGGCATAGGCAGCCGTGGCGGTAGCGGCGGCTCCGAGGCCGCACAGGACGGCGTACAGTGCCGGATGGTCTTGCTGTGCTTGCTGGTCTCCGCCCATACCGGTAAGCTACGCGCTTGGCTGCGCCGCTGTCAAAGGTCACTTGCGGCGCCGTGCGCCGAGCAGCCCGGCGGCGTGCTCGGCAAGCTTGCTGATCAGGTCCGAGTTCTTCTTTTCCTTGCGCTCGTAGGCGGCGCGGCAGAACTGGACCCAGTACTCGCGCTTGCCGCGGCCCATGTTCTCGATGACGTCCAGGGACCAGGCGGGCATGCAGGTCACCAGGCAGCCGTAGTCGTCGTACAGCTTCCCGATGCTGCTCTTAGAGAAACAAGGCGCCCAGCGTGACCGGAAGGGAGACTTCCTTGCCGCAGTCCAGGTGCGGGAACTTCACGCCGCCCAGCAGCTGGGGGCCGGGCTGCCGGTCACTGATGGCCTTGACGATCGTCTTGCGGTCCCCGGCCGGCATGGCCAGGATGACGGACGGCTCGGCGGCCACGTCACGTATCATCCCGCTGGCCTCGGTGACCCTGCTGACGCAGCGGCGCAGCAGTGCGGAGTTCCGCTCGGTTATGGTGGCGGACATGAACCCGGCGAAGTACTTCTGGTCGTCGCCGTCGGGCAGCCGGACGGCCGCGGTGCCGCCGTGCCGCAGCGGGACGTCGAACGCGGCGTCGCCGGGGTGGCCCAGGGTGCGGAGCTCGATGTCGCCCTCGGGCTGCGGCAGGACCGAGCAGGTGACCTTAGCGGTGAGCCCTCCGCACAGCGGGCACACGTAGTCGAAGAACTCGTACTCGGGGCCGTAGGTGGCGATGCGGATGGCCAGGGCGAGCATGTCCCGGTCGCCGATCAGCAGCTTCGGCAGGTACCGGGCGGTCTCGGCCGGATCCTTGCTGCCTAGCCGGGTGGTGCCGCAGGCTAGCAGCGTTTCCAGGTAGTGGAAGGTGTTCGCGGACTGGGCGGCGCGGGCCAGCTGCTCTTCGTGGGCGCCGGTCAGCTCGCGGACCTCGGCGGTCCAGATGAAATCACCGCCGCCGAGGTCCAGCCCGCCGGGTAAGCGGACGAAGCTGTCGTAGATGCCGGGCGGCTTGTCGGGGAAGTCGGTCTGGGAGGCGCTCATCGCGGCTCCGGCCATCGCCGCGGCAGCCTGCGGGTTGACGGCGGAGCTGGTCATCTGCGCTGGCGGGAGCTGGAGCGGGAAGCCGCCGGGGGCCGCAGCGGGGCCGGGCGGGGGGATCGTGGCGCCGGGCACCGGGAACGGCTGCCGCGGCGGCATCGCGGGGACGCCTTCGGCGGCCTGTAAGTCTGCTGGCTGTACGATGCGCGTGTGCGCGGTCTGCGGCATGTCGTCTCCCGGTAGGCGTCTGCACCGATTCTACCGGCGGCCTCGTGATACGCTGCCTGCGGGTGGACACCTAAGGAAGGGCCGTCCCGTGTGTGGTCCGTGACGGCCCTTCCGCATGCTCAGCCGAAGATGCGGCGGGCTTCGGCGTCGGCGAGCCGTTCAGCGGCGGCGCCGATGTAGTGCTGGAGCATGTCGTTCGACAGCCAGCCGCAGATCTTCCGCAGGCCTGACTCCGACCCGCCGCGCAGGAGCCATGTGACGGCGAACCAGTTCCGCAGCATGTGCAGGTGGAAGTCGCCGATGCCTGCGGCCTGCGCGCGGCGGTCGATGATCGTCGATGCGCCGTCGTACTGGAGCCTGCTGCGGCGGCTGGACATCCACAGGGGGCCGGCGGCCTCGTAGCCCTGCGCCTGGCGGGCTGCCAGGTAGCGGGCCATGGAGTCTTTGGCCGGTCCCACGAGCGGGACCTTGCGGTCGCGGTTTCCCTTGGGGTCCCTGAAGATGGCCGCTTCCCTGCCCGGTGTCATGTCCAGGTCGCCGGGCAGGTCCAGCGCCAGCGCCTCGCTGGCCCGCGCGCCTGTGTAGGTGTACAGGTCGAGCAGGGCCTCGTCGCGGCAGCCGATGAAACCGCCGGGTGCGCGGCATGCGTCCCGGAGACGGCTGAGTTCCTCGTCCTCCAGTATCCGCATGTGCCGCTGGCCCTCCTTCGGGACGCTGAGGGCGGTCAGCTCGTTGCTGGCGATGTGGCCGTCCCGGTGCGCCCAGGCGGCGAAGGACCGCAGGCCCCTGGCGCGGGTCTGGGCGGTGTTCCTGGCCCCGCCGTTGTCCAGGATCGACCCGATGAACCCGCGTACGTCGTCCAGGCCGAGGCCGTTCCTGCCGTTGGCTGCCTGCCACTTCTGCAAGGCGCGCACGGTGTCCATGCTTGTCTTGACGGTGTTGCCAGCCAGGCCGTCGTCACGCATCGCGATCTCGTACTTACGGGCAAGCTCATCCAGGTTCAGTGTGTCCATGCATGCATGCTCGCGCGTACTGCCGGGTGTGTCAAGGATATTTACCGGATATCTTTGCTTGCGGCAGGCGGGCATGAAGAAGCCCCCGGGTCCGGCGGAAGACCCGGGGGCTTCAGTCTTGCTGCGGCTGCCGGCTCAGCCGCCGGGGTTGCAGGGGACCGGAGCGTTGAACGCGCCCTTGGACCCCTGGAATACGCCGGGGCAGACGCCGTGGCTGAACGGGGCCAGGTTCTTCACGGTTCCGCTCATGCTGCTGACCAGGCTGGATAGCTGTCCCTGGTTCTTCGCCAGCGTGGTGACCTGCTGGGACAGGCCGTTACGCTGGGCAGTCAGCGTCCTCACCTGCTGCGTCAGGCTGGTGACCTGGCTTTGCAGGTGACTGAAACGCGCCGATGATCCGGCGTCCGAGGTCTTGTAGCTGGTGAACAGGATGCCGGCGATGCCGAGCACGATGGCGAGGATAGCCAGGGTGCGCAAGCCGCTGAGCGACTGCGGCGGCTGAGGTGGCGATGACGGCGGGGGCGTGCCGTACGGAGCTGCCTGCGGAACGGCAGGACCCATGATCTGCGTGCCTCCATCTTGCGGGTACCGGTACTGCTCACCTGTCCCGGGCGATGCGTAAGGCTGGTTCGAGTACATGGCGTGACCTTCTTCGAGACGGCGGGAAATCCATCGTATGTTGTTCACTGCTATGCTTCCAGTTCAGGTGGTCCTTGCCGGAGGCTGGATGCGGCTGACAGGATCAGCTCTCGCGCTTCGCTCCCGGTGACGGCCTCATCCATCAGCAGGCCGAAGATACGCTCGAACACCGCCGCAGCCTCCCCGCTGGTCTCGTTCGACCCGAGGTAGTCCTCGACGATCACCGTGTCATCGAGCATCATGAACCCGAAGAACGGGGCGAAGCTGAGCGCGGTGCCCATGGGGATGACGGCGAGCGTGATGTTGCGCATGTCGAGAACGACCTGGAGCCGGTCGAGCTGGCCGGTCATGACCGGCACCGGGCAGGGCGGCATACGCAGCGCCGCCTCCGTGATAACGAACTGGAATTCCTTGTCCTGGTCGTACAGGACGGCCTGGCGCTGCATCCGGGCTGCTACCGCAGCGTCAATGTCGCCCGCGCCGTAGACGGCAGCTACCTGCTCCGCAATGGCACGTGCGTAGCCTGGTGTTTGCAGCAGGCCGGGGATAGCCATGGGCTCGGCGTCACGGATGCGCCTGGCCGCCCTGGTCCGCTCGTCCATGCTGACCTGCTGGCCGGCCTGGCTGCGTGCGGCGCGCGTGCGTGCCTGGCGGCGGATCGTCTTGGCATCCTCAAGCAGATCGAGTAGGTCCTGAGTCTCTTCAGGACGCCCGCACCTGGCTGTCCATGCCTCGATATCTTCGGCTGTGGGCATCTGGTTACCTCTCTCGATCTTGCTGATTTTTGACGTCGGCCAGCCCAGGTCAGCGCCCATCCGCTCCTGCGTGAGCTTGGGCCGGATGGCCTGGCGCATGCGGTAGAGCCGCTCCGCCAGGCCGCCAGGCTGATCCGGCCGCTCGCCAACTGGGTGCACGCTGGTCCTTCATGTCAGGCGGCGATAGTCTCCGCCGTCATGGCGTGGCGCATCGCGTAATCGCGCCACGTGCAGTAACTGACGACTTCTGGCCCGGTGATGAGCCTGAACTCATCAAGCCTGCCGTCATCGGTGAACCTCTGGAGAACAACACGGCTGTCGTCGAACAGCCACCAGTTACCCAGGGCGCCGGCCTCGCTTACCGGCAGGAACCGGATGTCCTCGCCGGCCCTGCCGTGCCAGGGAGCAGACCACAGCCGCCATTGCTGGTACGGAGTCGGCTGCGCGTCGAGCAGGATGACACGGCTGATGAGTTTCCCGGCCGCGGTCATCGACTGAACGCGGTCTAGCCAGTCCTGCCAGACCGGCCATGCGGCCGGTTCCAGCGGGGAGCCGGCCAGGTACTGCCGGAAGGCATCCTGCTCGAACAGCAGGGGCTGGACCTGGTATTCCTGCCGGTACGCAGTGCGTTCGAATCCGCGGATGAAATCCGCAAGTTCCTCTGCGGAGATAGCGGTTCCGGTCATTCGCTGTCCGGCACGAGAGAGGCATACTCGTCGGGACCGACCCGGCCCCTGAGCTGCGCGAGGGCTTCCGCGTCGAGCAGTGTCTCCGGTTTCCGGCCCACAACTACCTTCCAGCCGGGAAGACCGGAGACCTTGTACTCGTCTCCCGGGCAGTTGTCGGAGAAGCAATTGGGAGCCTTCCGGATGAGCTGGATGTCCATGCTGGAGTCCTTTCCTTGTCTGGTTGACCCTCATCGTCGCATGGACGAGAACAGCCAGGCAAGGTGACGCCAAGTTTCACCTACAGTACGTCAGCGCTGTCTGCCAGACAAGAACATCGCAGAAAATTTTCGCCAGTTTGCTTGCGCCTGGACAGGCGCCGTGCTTACGGTTTAGCAAGACAAGAACCGACACGCCGGAAGGTGGCGATGCGGATGAGTGACCTGAAGATAGTGCCCGTATTGGGTGCAGATACCGGCGGCCCTGTGTGCGGCACGGCGGAAGCACTGACGAACCTGTACGTCAGGTACACCGCCGGCGGCAGCGAGCATGCCAGCAATACCATGCACTGCTGCTACCGGCACATACCGGTCCCGCAGGCGTTTCTTCCTGCGGATGCCGTGATCGAGGAAGTCAGTCTCCTGGACATACAGAACCGGGCTGACGTCACGGCTGCGCAGGCTGTGGTGATTGTGGACGGCGACGGCCTCAGTCCTGCCCTGATGCTTTGCTTCGACGAGCGGAGCGGTCACCTGACCGTCTCTGCCGGAGAAGCGCTCTTCGACATGCCGGCAGCTTCCGCGCTGGCCTGACCAGGACTGCTACGGCAGCATGCTCCGCGGGTTGAGAAGGGGGAGCGCCAGGCCGGGGGTCAGCCCCGGTCGCGGTACGGCAACAAGCCCGGACCCGACACCCAAACCTAATCCCATACTCGGAACATATGCGTAACGCCGCCGTCAGAGCGGAGAAATAACTGAATACGCGCAGTGCAGGCATTGCAGAAGCACGACGGCGAGTCACCTGTACGTGCGCGGAGGCTGTGAAGCCTGGCCGGTGGGGAAGCCGTCCAGGCAGCAAGACCAGCCTCATGCTGACCTTCGGGGGCCGGCATGGAGGCTGCAAGACAGGCGTGGGCCCCCCGTTCCCCTGCATAGATGGGGGGCCTTGCGCCTGGCTCCCGGCAGGCTTGGCCTGAGACTCGGCTCGCCGGGAGCGGCGGGGCCCCGGGAAGGGCGCAGACTTTCCCGGGGCCCTTGCTTATGCAAAACCAGCAGTAACGGAGATACTCATGTACAACAGCTCAGACAATCCGTGCGATAGCTCCCCAGGCCCGGACAACTTCATCGTGGTTCCCGTTCGTGGCTGGGAAATGGCCGGGTACGGGATACTCGACGGTGACTGCCTCACAGTTGATAAGACCAAGCTGCCCTCTGACGGCGAGATGGCCCTGGTCAGGTATAGCGACGGTGAAGTGATTGCGAGCGTGACCTACGGCGGGACGCTCAGCATCCTGCTGCTGAGCACGCCGTATGAGCTTCTGGTCCTCACGCCGAGGGACAACCCGGTGATCATCGGGAAGGTCACGCGGATACAGCACTGACGCAGGCAGGAGGCTCGCATGAAAACCGGACCAGGCGAACCGCAAGGCTATATCGGCATGCCCGACTACCTGGTGCCGCATGACGACATCGGGTTTTTCCTGGTAAAGGGCGACTGCATGGCGGGCGACGGCATCTGCGACGGTGACCTCGTGCTTGCCGATTTCGGGGCGGAAGTAGCTGACGGGGATGTTGCCGTGGTCAGGTCAGACCACGGCGGCTACGTTAAGCAAGTATTCCGCGCGCCCGGCGGGGTACTGCTCGTGCCGTCGAGCCCCGTGCACAAGCCGATATTCCTCCTGGATGAGGTTAACCCGGTAATCGCCGCCAAGGTCATCGGAGTGCTCAAGCGCAGTAAAACCGGCTGAGCACAGCAGGAAGCCCCCGGCCCGCAACTGGGACCGGGGGCTTCCTGCTGTGCTCAGGCAGTCCGCAGGGCCTCGAGCCGCCTCTGGATCTCTTCCGCCTTGCCGGGCCCGCAGCTGACAGCATCGGAGATCTTCTTCTGCCCGGGGATCTTGCCGGCGCTGAGGTCGTCGGCGAACTTCTGCTGGGCTTCGGCCAGGAGTTCCTCGAGCGGGCGCCGCGGGGCGTAGGTCTTCTTCTGCTCGCGCCGGTCGCCCAGCTCGTCATGCGGCGCATCATCCGGCTCAGGGGCAGCCGGCGGTGTCGGCGCATCAATTGGTGCAGGGCTTGATGCAGGCTGCGGGTGCGGCTTTGATGCAGTGACAGGTGCGGGCTTCTTCGCCGGCGGGCTGACATGACGCAGGATCCAGGTCAGGGCTTCGGTGCAGCCGATGTAGCAGATGACGGACAGCGTGTTCAGCATGGCCGTGCCGGTGCCGTCGTGCCAGCCGGAGGCGCCGTTCGCCAGGAGGGTGCTCAGCGTGCCGATCCAGTACCAGAAATGGATCTTGAACGGGACCGGCACGCCCTTCCGGCTGGCCGCGAACTTGGCCGCGGTGAGGGCGTAGACCATGCCGTCGAGGGCCAGCGGCGTGAGGGCCGCGGAGATGACGTTGCCGTGCCAGTCCCGGACCAGGCCGTAGATGTGGGTGTAGGAGTCGCCTCCGGCGAACAGGCCGATCGCGGAGACCCCGAGGGTGACCCGCCTGGTGGTGGTGTCGGCTGTCTTCATGCCGCTATGCGATCCTTGCCCAGCCGCTCTACGATCATGATCAGCTGTGCCACGCTCGCCTGGAGCTGGTCGATCACGCTGATGTCCTGCGTCTGCTCGCTTTCCTTCAAGACCTGGCAGGCCTGCTGGACAGTCTCAGATTCGAACTGGTTGAGCGCCACGGTCCTCTGACCTCCTGCGGGATGTGGTTGACACATGAGTACATACTGCTCAGTATTGCCTCACCTGTCAAGCATGTGCCATGCTTGGCGTGTGGAACCCAAGGGAAACGCCATCATCGCCGCGAGGCTGTCGCGCAAGCATTCTAATCGCGCATACGGCCAGGGTCTAGGCATCGACACTCAGGACACCAACTCCCGTGAGTACGCCGAACGTGAAGGCTGGCACGTGGTCGAGGTCGTGCCGGACACCAAGAGCGGCACAGTCGCCCCGTGGGACCGCAAGAACCTGCGGCCCTGGGTCACCCACCCGGACAAGCTCGCCCTGTACGACGCGGTGATCGCCTTCAAGACCGACCGGCTGTCCCGCGGCACCCAGGAAGACTTCACCCAGATCGAGCACTGGGCAACGCAGCACGGCAAACGGCTCATCATCGTCGACGGCCCCCAGTACCCGGCCCGGGACGATTCGGATTACTGGCAGTGGGCAGCAGCCAAGCGCGGCGCCCGCCAAGAGTGGGAATCGATCCAGGAACGTAACGTGCGCATGCAGGCCGCCCTGATCGCCAAGGGCAGCCTGGTCGGCGAACCCCCGTGGGGCTACGAGATCGCCGGGGAAAAGGAGAACAAGACGCTCGTCCCAACCGACCTCGGCCGCATGTACGTCCCGAAGATCTTCAGGTACTGCCGCGACGGCTGGTCCCTCGCCCGGATCTGCGCGCGGCTCGACGCTGAAGGCGTCGCTACCGTCAGAGGCCAGCCATGGCAGCCCAGGACGATCTCCCGGATGATCCGCTGCACGACCTACATCGGCTACCGCAGGAACAGCGCAGGCAAGATCGTCCTCCGGTGTGAAGCGCTCGTCGGCATCGGCCTGTTCAACAGTGCCAACGAGGCGCTGACGAAACGGCCGAAGCGCGGCCCCGTCAACCAGGAGAACCGGGCGGCATGCACGTCGGTGCTGTTCTGCCCGAGCTGCGGCGGCACCTCCCCCATGTACCGCGTCAAAGGCGGCATGAACCGCACCTTGCTGTACTACCGGTGCACCGGCAAGGGCTCGCAGCGCAAAGGATGCGGCAACCAGATGCGGCTCGAGCCAGTTGATGCACTCGTGCATCAAGCTATGATGCAGCTCGTCCGGCCCATCACGATGCTAGTGTTCGTGCCCGGCAATGACCATAGGGCCGAGCTGGACGACATCCAGTTTCAGCTGCAGCAGCTGCCGTCCCAGGGGCTCGGCCGTGCCGAAGAGCAAGCTGAACGGGAACGGCTGTGGGCCGAGGAAGACCGGATCAAGAACCTGAAAGTCGAAGCGCCGAGGACAGAACGCAGGGAAACCGGGGAAACATACGCAGACCGCTGGAAAAGCCTCGCAACTGATGCCGAGCGCAACGACTGGCTGAAATCCCTCGGAGTCCGCATCTGGGCGTGGAAATATGACGGCAGCGACCTGGACCCGGCTATGCGTGAAGTGGTGGCAAGATCTCTGGGCAAGCACCCTGCCGTGCGGTCCATGGGCAGGAGCATCGTCAATGGCGTCTACCACATCACTCAATGGGATGGCAGCATTGTCATCAACGTGACAATCCCGTTAGCCAGCTTACGCCGGACGATCGTGCAGTGCAGCAGCTGAACAGGCGAAGGCCCCCGCCAGGGAATGAGATCTGACGGGGGGCCTTCGCACCCGGTCTCACCCCGGGCTGCCCGGCAGAGCCGTCCCTGCCCGCCGGGTAAGGCAAACCGTAACATGGCGGCCTGCCATCGCACAAGCATGCAGAGGGCCCCCCGCGCTCTGTCAGAGGTGCGTACCGGCCGGAGCAGAGTAGCCACCTGTGCATGTCCGGTTCGCTATGCGGAGGGCCCGTGCTTGCCGGACAGGACCCCTTAGCAACCCGCCCGGCAAGCATCCTGAACCTACCGGGACGCGGGCAGGCGCGCAAGTCCTGTATGCTTGCCGCGGCAGTCTCCGGGGCTGTGATCACGTTCCTGCTGCATGTCGCGTACGGGGATCCCATGCGCGGGCACGGGGCCCCGGAGGCTGCTGGCACGCCTACTGGGAGAAGCTGACCTCGGTGGTGCCGGCACCCGCGGCGACGAGCACGTCGAAGCCTTCATAGGCCAGGGACATCTGCGCGATCAGGAACGCGTTGGCGCCCGCGTCGAAGTCGGAGAACGCCAGCGAGCTGGGCCACGTGTTGTACAGCCGGAACGCGGCCTTGACCGGCGCTGAGGCGGTGGTGACCGGGTGGTCCAGGACGTACACGTCGCAGATCATCCTGAATTCCGCGCCGGGTGCCTGGTTCCCGCTGCCCTGCATGACGGTGAACAGCTGAGACATCCAGAGGATGTCCATCTGGGACGCGGCCATTTTCACGCCGTGCGACATCGTGATGGCACCGAAATCAGCCTGGCCGGGCATCTTCCGGGTGGTTACGTTATCGCCGCCTTCCCTGTAAGGGATGACCTCGATATTGATGGCGGGCCCGGAGACGGTCATGAAACCATAGGAAAAAGCGGAGCTCGCCGATACGCCGAGCGAGGACGCCAGCGCCTGGCCTGGGTGGAACAGCACCTGGAACTTGAACACCCTCAGCGGGTCGGTCGCCACCGAGGAAAGTGACGGGCTCTGCTGGACGGCCATTCCGCTTCCCCTTATGCCGAGGTGCTCGAGGTGGTGACAGTGGTCTGCTGCGCCTGGCTGCCCTGGAACTGGGACAGCGTGATGTAGATGAATTCCGCCGGGGACAGCAGGGACACGGCCACGTCGGCATTGACGATGCCCGCCGCAGCCGTCGCCAGGGTGTTATTCGTGGAGTTGCACACGACCTGGAATGAGTTATCCGGGGTCGTCCCGCCGAGCTGGTGGGCCTGCATTAACTGCGTGAGGTACGTGGATATCGTCGTGGTGATGGACGCCCAGAGCCGGTCGTCATTCGGCTGGAATAATGCGTACTGGGTAATCCACTTGAAATCGTGTTCTAATTTTATGATCATCCTGCGGACGGCGACATACCGATCCGGGTACCCGGGATGCAGGGTGCGCGACCCGAATATCACGATGCCGATCGTGGGAATGAACTTGATCGCGTTGACGTACGCGTTGTTCAGCGCGTCCAGGCTCTTGTTGGAGAACTGCACCTCGAGCTGGATGGCGCTGATGGTGGCCTGGATCCCGGCCGGTGACTGGACGGTGCCGAACTGCACGTCAGTCCGCTGCCACACCCCCAGGACCGCGCCGCCTGGCGGCAGCCACCGGGTGGCGCCCACCACGGTGGAGCTCGGGTCGGATACCTGAATCCACGGCGCGTACACCGTGAGGTACGTTGACTGCGGCAGGCTGTTATTGCCGGTCGTCATGTTGATGTAGGTCTGCGCTACTTCCGCTTCCTTTTCCGGGAATTCCGGTGCGGGCCCGTCGATGACGAGCATCACGTCGCCGCGGGTCTCAGCCCAGGCATTGAGGTTCGTCAGGGTCGTGATCGACGTTAATCCGGGGAAGTTAATGTACAGGGCCTGGTTGATGAGCGAGTCGAATACCGGCGGTGCCCCGTGGGTCGCGTCATCCAGGGCCGGCGCGGTACTGCCGTCACCGCCGCCGGACAGCGGGGTCGGGGAGATCAGCGCCAGGTCGGTAGTGCCCTGGGTGTAGACCCCGCCGGGCAGCGATTCGATGACCGTGATGTAATTCGACCCGGCCAGCGGGGAGCTGATGATAGTGACGGCATTCCTGACGTCAGTCGGGTCCATGGACAGGTCCTGGAACGTTTCCACCAGGTTGGACGCCGAAGTCCCGCTGAAGTACACATTGAGATTGAACCGGCCCGCCTGGCCCGCGGACACGATCTCGACGAAAACCTGGTTCCCCCAGATGCCGGGGCTGGCCGCGTTGACGGTGAGGATGACGCCGGGCGTCGGGGTGGCGATGTCGTCCAGGGCCAGGGTCGCCGTGGTCGCGTCGGTATTCGGGATCCGCGCGATGAAGCACTGCGTCCCGCCGTTGAGGAAGAACTGGTTGAGCGCGAACGGGAGGAGCGACCCGGGCGAGGTGCTGAAGTCGCCGTATAAGTTCTTGAACTGCTGCCAGGACGTGACCAGGGTCGGAGCGAGAGGACCGCGGTTGTACAGCGCGGAGAACGCGGGTAACGCCTCACCCGGGATAGCGCCGTTGTTATTGGCGAGAGGGCCGAACTGCTCTTTGACAAAGACCCCGGGTCGGCCGTAACCCACTGGAGTGGTCATCCGGACTCCTCTATTGCCCCTGCACGTTCCATGACGTCTGCGGTCTTACGCCCAGGATACCGAACGATTCGTGGATCTCCGCTGTGGTGATGTTCTGGGTTGTGGTATAGCAGGACAGGTCGAAGCTGACAGCCTGGGCCAGGACCGCTGCGCGGAGGTCTTCCACGCCGTACAGCATCTCGCTGGAAACGCGTACCTGCCATGTCGTGAACAGGACGCGCTTCTGGTCTCCCTGGCCGAGCTCGGACGGGTCGTACCGGGCGTAGCCGCGGTTCGGGCCCCCGGTGACATCCAGCCGCCGGTACGTGCCGTCCTGCGGCACGTTGAGGTACCCGTCGAGCAGCGGCAGGTAGTCTGGCTGGGACAGCGCGGCCTCGAGCGGGCGCTGATGGTCACGCTGCAGGCGGCTGTACAGGGTCACCTGGTAGAACAGCCAGACGGCCAGCGGCTCCCGGGTCCAGTACGGGCTGCCGCCGACCGGGTAGGCCGTGTCCCCGTCCGGCCACCAGTGCGTCATGCCCTCGGGTGCGTACGGCAGCTGGATCTGGCCGGAATGCTGCCGCGGCGACGCCCACACCATCTGCTGGAACTCGATCAAGATGCTGGGGAACGTCAGGTTAACCAGTTCGTCCATGGGAAGCCGGAACCGGACGGGCACCTCACGGACGCCGCCAGGTAAGTCCCCGGAGGTCATGTCGGTGACGGTAAGGCCCTGCATTTTGAACTTCAGGGCAGCATCCTCATTCAGCAGCCAGGGGATAACAGCCACCTCCCTGCGGTTACTCTTCCCAGGTTAACTGAATATCACTGCGTCAGATGACGCAGGCATCCAGCGTCATCCTGGACATCGCATGCTTGGCACCTGGCCCATGCTGGGACCATGACTCAAGCATCCGCCGGAGACATGTTCGCCGCTCTGTACGCTGCGCACCTGGTGGGCGACCACTGGGCCCAGACGTCCCGCCAGGCCGCGTGGAAGGGCCGCGAAGGCTGGGAGGGCCGCCGGGCGTGCGCAGTGCACATAGCGACGCTGACTGCGTGCAAGGCAGCCGCGGTGACCGCCCTGCACCTGTCCGGTCAGCAGGTACGGCCGGTCCGCACCGCGCTGGCACTGGCCGGCGACGCGGTGTCTCATTACCTCGCGGACCGCCGGTCACTGGACCCGGCGCGCGGCCTGGCAAGGCTGGCAGAGCTGGCCGGGCTCCGCGACTTCTGGAAGCTTGGCGCTCCCAGGCCAGGTCAGGATGACAACCCGGTACTGGGCACAGGTGCCTACGCGCTGGACCAGGCGTTTCACGTGGGCTGCCTGTGGGCGGCATCGGTGGCCGCTGCCAGGTGACTGTCAGTCCTGCCAGGTCAGCTGAACGCCGCGCTCTCGCTTGATCGTCTCGACGGCGGCCTTCTCCGCCTGGTACCTGGCCTCGTCGCTGACGTTCTTCAGCGGGTCGGGGCCGGCCTTCGCGGACCAGGGGTTCGGGGCGACGCGCAGGCCTGCGGCCTTCATGCTGTGCAGGACCTTGGCTACCTCGGCGTCGTAGTCGATACCGAGCCGGGCGGCTTCCGCGCGGACCCGCTGCGCGGCCGGGCTGAGGCCGGGCTCGGGGAGGGGCGGCGGCTGGCCGTAAGTGTCCCTTATGTAGCCGAGATCCCACTTGACCTGGTTGAACGTTGTCTGCGGGAAGCGCATGCGCTTGCGTTCCGCCTGCATGCGGTCAAGCTCGGAACTGGCCTGCTCAACCGTCATCAGGTCAGACAGCGAGCTTGCACGCGTCTTTGCGTATGTCGTCACGAGACGGTCCAAGCGCTCCGGGTCGGCCCGCTCGAAGACGGCTGGCTCGCCGGGGATGTCGTCGGTTAAGGAGAGCTTGCCTGCGAAGATCGGGTCCTGGGTCATGGCTGCGATCTTACTGGTGCCGCAGGCCGTGGTGTCCCGTCCAGGGACCGGATGATCTCGACCAGGCCATTCCATTCGTGCGCCTGGAGGGAAACCCGGAGCCTGGTGCCCAGGACTGCTACCGCGGCATTGCCGCTCGGATACCGCTGCACAAGCACCTGGTCGTTGCTTATGGCCTGCTCCTCAGCTGGGGGCACGGTTGCGTCAGGAACCCGGAAGCGCTCGCGGAGCGATGCGTAATCCAGGGCGTCGGCGCGGGTCCTGAAGCCTGAGGCTGACTTCTGCTTCCTGTCCCGGTCGTACCACCTGGCCCGCCAGCCGCCGCTCCGCTTTTCCGCCCAGCCCATGGCGGCAAGCTTACTGGTTGCCGTCCCCGAGGTTCGCCTGGATCAGGCGGCTCACAACCGGGTCGTCGCGGGCTTCATCCGGCTTGACCTGGGTGGCCTCGAGGAGGATGACGGTGGGCTGCTGCTGGATCTTGCCCTCGGGCGTGAGCTTGGTGACGCGGAAGATCTTGCGGTTGTACAGGCAGCGGTCGTTGCCGTAGCCCTGCGGGCTGATCCTGGAGAACGGGAGGCCGGACTGGGTGAAGGCGTCGTAGGCGATCTGCGCGGTGATGGAGTCGTTCCAGTAGAACCCGGCTTCGCCCTGCTCGTTGCCGGACGGGTTGAACGTGACATGCATGACCGGCAGGCGGACCATCGGGTAGTAGACCAGGCCGGCTCCGGTGGCCTCGGCGTACACGTCGTCGTACTGGCTGGCCTCGCGGTTGAGGTGCAAGTAGCCGAGCCAGTCGCCGTTAGCGTCACGCCACCCGGCCATGGCCTCGTAGATGCCGGCAGTCTCAGCCTCGGATGTGGAGAACTTGCCGCCGGATTTCCAGTCGACGCGGCTCATGCTTCTCCGGTCACGCGCAGGGGATGAGCGGTCTGGTACTCCAGGGATGCCCCGTGCGGGACGCGTTCTACCGGTCCGGTCGGCTCAACCTTGTACACCTTGCCGTACCCGCTGGCGAAACTCTTGTCGGGACTGACGTAAGCGTAAGGACCGGATGCCGATGGGTCAGGATTTTGCTCACGACCAGGATCAACCAGGTCACCTGGCGTGAACTCATGCCGGGTGCCGTGGTAGAACTGCCTGGGCTGCAGGTAGTCGGACGCGCTCATCAGCGGCCCCGCATGTGCTCGCCGAGGGCAGCGGAGACATTCTTGTGCAGCCCCAGGGCGGTCCTGTGCTTGGCGCGTTCCCCTGGGGTCATGTAGTCGCCCTGGACGTCCCGGGCGATTTCCGCGTGCATGCTGACGAAACTGGCGATATGCGGGGCGGCTTCGTGCGGGACCGTGAGGCTGTTACTGGTCCAGCTGGCGCCGTGATCCTCGGCGGCGTCGAGGTGCTCGCTGGCGCCGCGGTAGGAGCTGAGCAGGTTCGACTGGGCCGGGGTGATCTTAACCCTGAACTGCTGCTCGTTCAGGTGCGGGCTCTGTCCGGGCATCATGATCCTCCGATCCCGCCGTAGCCGAAGTACAGCTGCGATGGTATCCCGGAGTTGTCTTCCCAGCGGGCGTCTATCGGCGGCACGAGCCGGGTGGGGTAGGCGAACTCGTCGTACTCGCGGTCCTTGTACAGCGGGACGAGCCGGCCGGTGGTCTTGGAGACGCGGCGGAGCCGGATGGTCTCCCACCGGTAGGGGCCGCCGTTGACGGCGGCGCAGTCCCGGTCGTACCGTTCCTGGAGCTCCTGGATCTGGGAGACGAGCTGCCGGTACCGCTGGCCGCGGTCAATCACGGTGCCTTCGGCGGTCTGGACGTTGACGTCGGTGGCGGCGTCGTTGGCTAAGACCCAGAGCAGGTTGTACACGGCCCGCATGGCGAGCAGGGGTTCTTCCATGGGCGGCAGGTTACCCAGGCCCATGGGGCTCTCGCGGTAGGCAATGAACCCTTGCGGGGTCCGGTACCGTTCCCGGATGCTGCGGCCGGCGCAGTGCCAGGTGATGGCGTCGCGCAGGTAGTCATCCATGTCCTGGCAGCTGAACATGGCGTAGGCAGTGCCGGTGAACAGCACGGTGCTGCCGGCGGCGGGCGGTGCGGCGAGCAGGACCTGGCCCTGCCGGGAGTTCAGCGCGTACCCGGCGTCGGGCTCGAGGGCCATGACGGAGCCGCCGGGCGAGATGACGTCGGCGGTGAAGTCGTCCGGGTCGATGTTCTCCTTGGGGAGGTTGAACCAGGCGACGGTGCCGTCACAGGGCATAGTGGAACGGAACTGCTGCCGCGGGTCGCCTAACTCCCTGCGTACCCGGCGGATGAGCTCGGCGGCTTCCACGTCTACTCCGGGGTGAACCACTCGTCCATGGAGGCCAGCCGCATCTGGGCCTGCAGCGCCTGGCCTGTATCCCATGATATCTGCGGGCTGTCGCAGGCCACGGCCCCGAGCGTGCGCCACCGGGTGACCTGGGTGCTGGCCGCGGTGCCGATGACTCCCCAGGTGACGGCGGCAGCCGAGGTGACCCGGGTCCGGGTGTTCCAGGTGACCGCCGGGGATGAGGCGGCGACGGTCACCAGGTCGTCCCAGCCGATGGGCGGGGAGGAGCTCGTGACGGGCGGGGTGATGTCCCATCCGGTCACGGCAGTGCGAGAGCTTATCGTCTGGCAAGTGTCCCAGGTGACGGCTGCCGTGCTGGCCGGGGCCTTGACCAGGACGTTCCACCGGATGATGGCGGTGACGGCGGGCCCGGTCTCATTGACCAGCCAGGTGGCAGCGGCGCCCTGGGTGACGGTGTTCAGGGTGCGCCAGCCCGCAGCCGTATTGCCGGCGATCGTCGTGCGGGTGCTCCAGGCGACCTGCGGACTGGCTGCGGTGAAGCTGCGGAGGGTCTTCCACCGGGCGCTGGCAGTGCTGGTGACCAGCGCCCGGCTTCCCCAGCCGGCGGCGGCAGTCTGGGTGACCTGGGTGCGGACGGCCCACCGGGTGACGGCCATGCTGGGCGGGGGTGCGGCCTGGGCGGAGGCACCGCGCCAGGCGGCCAGGCGGACGCCGCGGCGGTGCCTCCGGGCGGTGACCTGGCGGCGGACGCCGTACCGGGGCAGGGGAACGGCGCCCAGGGTGTTCCAGGCGGCGGCGGCGGCGGAGACGATGCGCCCGTCTGCGGCCCAGCCTAGTGCGGCCGTCCCGGTGGCCAGGGCCCGGGTGTTCCAGGCGGCGGCGGCATCCTGGGTGACGGAGGCGGCGTAGGTGGTCCAGGTGATGTCCGCGTCGGAGATGACGATGCCGTGGGTCCCGGCCTGGGTGTGCCATGCCGTGTACGCGGCGGAGGTGACCTGGGCGCGGGTGTTCCAGGTGGCGTATGCAGTAACAGCGGCGGCGGCGAAGGTGCGCCAGGCGATGGGGGGGCCGGGTGCGGTGAAGGCGGCGGACCGGCGGCTGGCGGCCGGGGGAGGGGGGATGCCGCGGCGGCGGCGTCCGGGATGGCTGGCGGGGCGGCGCAGGGCCGCGGTCCAGGTGACGGCCGGGGCGGGCTGGGCGGTGAGGGCGGCGCGGGTATTCCAGGAGACCTGGCGCTGGCTGGTGACCTGGAGCCGGACGCCCCATCCGGCCTGGGCGGCGGAGGTGACCAGGGTACGGGTGTTCCAGGTGGCGAGCGGGGGGGCCTGGACGGGCGTGACGGCGGAGAACCGGGCGCCGCCCAGGACACCGGGGGCGGCGCGCTCGCGCCGCCCCCGGGCTGGCCTGCGGGCGGTGCGGCGGGTGCCGGCGAACGCGGTGGCGGGCGTGCGGGGCGCGGGGGAGACGACGTGGACGAGCAGGCCGCCGGACGGCCCGGTGACGGTGACCGTGCCGGGGGTGCCGGGCAGCGCCACGGTGGCGGCGCCGGCCGGGGCGGCGGCGGTGATGGTGCCAGCCGTGCCGGGGGTGACCCAGTTGCCGCCGACGGTGACGGCCCCGGCTGGCGCGGACACGGTGATGGTCCCGGCTGTCCCGTTGGAGCCGGCGCCTACCGTGCCGCCGGTCCCGGCTGCGGCCAGGATCCCGGCTGCCCCGGTGACGGTGGTGTTCGCCACGGCGGCGTAGGTGAGCTGGATCTGGCCGCCGCCCGCGGGGGCGCCCGCATGGTTGATGCTGCCGCCGGAGCCGCCGCCGCTTGAGGCGCCGTTCGGCAGGTTGCCGCTGTTGCCGGAAGCCAGCGATCCGCCGCCTGCGGCGCCGGCCCCGGCGTCGGCGCTGCCCGCGGTTCCCCCCGTGCTGCCGGAGGCGTTCCCGCCGGCGCCCCCTGATCCGGCTCCGCCGCCGCCTCCGCCGCCGGGCTGGTTGTTGCCGAGCGTGCCCGCGTCGCCGTTGCCGCCGGGATGGGACACGTCCATCCCGGCGGTGATCGCGCCTCCGGTCCCGGGGGTGTTGCTGACCGCGCTGGTCCCGGAGTTCGCCGCGACGGTGATGCTGTCCCCGACGAAGCGGGCTGAGGTCGCGTCGACGAAAATGCTGTACGTGTTGCCGGGGGTTACCGCGACGCTGCCGGCGAAGCTGTAGGCCCCGCCCCCGCCCCCGGCGCCGGGCTTGGAGCCGTGGACGGAGGTGCCGCCGGCCCCGAACATGCCCCAGGCGCCGCAGGCGACGGTGAAGACGTTCGGCGGGCATAACCAGGTGGTGCTCGAGGTGGCGGTGAAGACTGTCATGCCGGCTCCTCACGCGGCCGGAGCCGGGAGGATCTAGCCCTGGGTGTCGCAGATGACCTGGATGCCGAGCCCGTCAGCGTTGACCGGCGCGGAGTTCGCCGCGGTCCGGCGGATCCACAGGGCGAAGCAGGAGCCGGGCGGGACGGTGCCGATCTGCAGGCCGCCCGTGTATGACGGGGCGGTGGGGGCGGAGGCCTGCGGGCCGATCCAGGTGCTGACCCCGGCGGGCGCGACCGTGTTGGAGGTGATCTTGACGGCCTGCAGGGACGTGACGGTCTTGACGCTGATGCCGGTCGGGTCGGCGCCGACCGCCGCGTTCGCGCCTCCCGCGACGTACGCGGAGTTCGGCACCCATACCACCGTGTTCAGCATCGAGTTACCGCTGGACGTGTTGTTCAGCACGAATAAGCAGGCGTAATCCACCTGGTCCGCGGCGTTCTGGGATCCGGTGATGTCGTTGAACAAGTTGTCCAGCGTCACGCTCGAGTTCAGCTGGCTGGTGCTGATGTACCCGCCCCAGCTGGCGCCTGCGGTCCCGGCATTGGCGAACCCGGCGGACGCGGAGGGAGCCGATAGGTAATACAGGATGTCTGAAAATACCAGAGCGGTCATCTATCCGGCTCCCTTGAAATGCGGGCTCACGTCCACTACCAATGTACCGGCTAGGCCTGGGAAAGACTGAGCTCGTTCGTCGCGACCTGCACGTACTGGGAGACGGATACCTGCTGCGGGGACGGCAGCGGCCAGGAGAACACGTACAGGCCCCCGGTGCCGGAGCTGACGGTGACCAGGGCGGCGAATAACGCCGGGGCGAGCATGTCGGCCGCCATCGGCCCCCAGGAGATCGTCCCGGTGTCCGTGCTGACAGACGGGTAGTCGGGGGTGGCCAGCGACATGGACACCACGGCCCGCGCGTACCCGGCGGTGGTGACTTCGGCCAGGTCGGAGATGCTCACTGCGGGGATCGGCCCGGTCGGGTCGGCGGTCAGCAGCGCCATGTACCGGGTGGAGCTGGCCGGCACCCAGGTCGCCCCGTTGTACTCGTACGGGGTGTTCCCCGCGGAGGAGTTGATCCAGTACTGCCCCGGGATCCACGCTGAGGGGGCGGAGGAGGAGACGACGGGGACGGCGTTGCCGGTGAGCAGGTTCAGGCAGGCCTGCGCGCCGTGCGTGCCGATCTGCCCCACTGCCGCCTCCTATTCGTAGTCGTAGACGATCCCGCGCGTCGCCAGGTGCTCGGCCATGTGCCGGGGGATCTCGTACCGGCGGCCTTCCTGGAAACTGAAGTACCGGATGCTCCCCAGGACGGCCGGGGTGACGATATCGCCTTTCCCGTCGTAGACGGCGGGGGTGGTGATCTGCCGGCCGTAGGCCATTTCCTCGACTTCGCGCCGGAACCGGACGACGACCGTCTCTGATTTCGGGTTGGCGTTGTCTTCTTTTTCCGGCAGCGGGCTGAACCCGGTGTCGAGGTCGACGTGGGTGACGCCCGTGCGGATGGCGTGCGCTTCGTCCTCGGCTGCTTTCTCGGCTTCCGATAGCGCCTCGCGGCGCTTCTTCTCCGAGGCCGAGCGCAGCAGCTCGTCCTTGAGCTTGGTGTCGCCGACGAAGATGCTGCCGGCGTTCGCTGGTGCCATGGGTGTTCTCCGGGTGGGCTACGGGTGGGCGGCGGGTTACGGCTGCGGGGCGGGCGGGGTGACGGAGGCGGCCTCGGCGTCGATGTTGGCCACGGCGGTGTCCAGGGCGGACTGGACGGCCTGGGCGTTCGCGACGACGGCGTTCAGCGCGCTGGTGTCGACGGGCTGGCCCGCGGCGACGGCGGCCTGGATCTCGGCGAGGTCGGTGACCAGGGTGGCGGCCTGGGCCTGGAGGTCGGTGAGCACGCCCTGGAAGGCCTGGGTCGCGGCGTTGATGTCGTCCTGGGCTGCCATGAGTTCTCCTATGAGTTTCCCGTACGCGGTCATATCGCGGCGCATCTGCCCGAGTGCGGCGAGGATGCGCTGTGAGCTGTCTGGCTTTCTCCGGCAGAAAGGCCGCATGAAATGCCTCCCTGGTTTTCCCGGAATGGCTTGCTAGTTGGTCATGAGGTTGACGATGGACTGGTCGGTGATAAGCCCGAGACCCCAGATGGCATACCAGGCCAGCCCGTGCTCTCGACCGTAGTCGAGTACGCCCGAGTCTCTGAGCTCGACGGGGAGGGAAATGGCATGCCCGGCGGCGTTGTCACCGATCATGGTGGAGTTGTAGTAGGTGGGTCCGGAGTTCCCGGAAACGTACTGGGCCTGGACCTGCGTGGTCTCGATGAATACGCAGTCGTTGTACCGGCCGATTTCCCCGAGCATGAAGCTTCCCGGCTGCGAGTAGCGGGACACGTCGATGAACTCGGGGTCATCCCTGAGCTCGCGGCTCTGGGCGGGGTGGATGAAGCAGACGTACACGTCGCCGAGCCGCGGGATGTTCTTCGACGCCAGCGTCAGCACGCCGTCCTTGACCAGGGCGGTGGTGAAGGCGTAATTGCCGGCGGAAAGCGCGGACAGGGATGTGGCGGGGACGCCGTGGTCGTACGGTGACAGCGGAGTGCGGAGCGCGCTCGCGAGGGCCGGCTTGTTGTACCCGTACAGCACCGAGGACGCCAGGGTGAACGTGTCGCGGCAGCTGCCGTCCAGGTACAGGGCCATGTTCCGGCCGAGTAACCGGGCGGCCGAGGCCATTACGTCATCGAAGGAACTGTTTAACAGGAATTCAGTCGTGGCGACGGCGAAGCCGTGCTCGGCGACCGTGATAGAGAACTGGGAAGCGGTCAGCGGCTGGCTGACCATGCGCACGCCTTCGACCAGCTGGCTGGCGGCCGGGAGGTTGTTGTACCTCATGAAATTCACGGTGAGACCAGGCTGGACCCCTAATTCCGTTTTCTTCACCATGAACTGCTCGTAGCGCAGCAGGGGCATGGCCTGGAAAAGTATTTCCTTGGACCATAAGACCTGGATGGCCGGGGATAACTGGGTGTTGGTGCCGCCGTAGGCGGTGGGGGTGGACGCTAGGTACGGCGTGCCGGTGATTCCCGCGGTGCCCTGGTACACAGCTGGCATTGATCTGCCTTTCTCCCGCGGCCTTCACCGGGCCGGGTGCTACTGTCCTACCCGAATGCGGTCATCCGGGAATCGGTCGGGAACCCGCTTGCATCCACGGGCCTTGCTACTCCCTGCGGCGAGCCGAGGCCCGCCATCTGCCGTGCGGCCATGTGCTCCGGTGAACCCGGGATCATTCCGTTGATCTGCTCCGCTGTGTACTGCGGGGCATTTCCTCCGGCGCCCGGGTATTCGTAGCTCCCTGACCCTGTGCCGACCGGCTGCAATCCGGCCTGGTACCGGGTCTGGGCCTGCCGTACACCTTCCACGATAGCAGCGGTCTTGCGCTTTGCAATTTCGATGTTATCCTCGACCTGCTTTACCGAGGTAACGCCGGCCGTGATGTAGTCGTGGAATTCCGGCATGATCTCGTCGCCGGCCGCCAGGATAAGCCGCTGGGCATGCTCGCGGATGGCCTGCAGCTCGCGTTCCTTGGCCAGGAGGGCGTCACGGGTGGATACGTCCTCGCGCAGCTGGCGGAGCTGGGCTTCGGATTCCTGCCGGTACTTCACCAGGAGCTGCTTGGCGGAAAGTTCTTCCTCTTCCTTCGCGCGCTGGGCGTCTTCGGCAGCCTTAGCGCGGGCGGCCTCGGCGTCCTGCTGGGCCTTCTGGTACTCGCGGAGCCGGCTGAGCTCGTCGTTCAGGGACTGGAACTGCTTCGACTGGTCGGACAGGCGGGCGTCGGCGGCCTGCTGGAGTTCCCGGGCATTCGCCTCGATCATGGCGCGGACCTGCGCGGAGGTGAATACCTCGTCCGGATTCTGGGCAGGGCGGTGCTGCGGCATGGCGGCCGGGGTCGGCTGGGGTTCCGGCGTCGGTAACTGCTGTCCCATGAATGGCTCCAGGAATACGAGTCGGCTTCTTTTCTCTTATCCGCCAGTATAAGACGGCTCGGCGGAAGCGGGCATGCCACCGGAATCCGGCTCAGGATCCCGCGGCTCGCGCATGCCGGGATCCGGCATGTCACCGTCTGGGTGCGGCGGCAGGGCCCAGGTGATTTCAGTTACTGATGCTGATGCATTCCAGTTCATGGCTTCTACTGTGCCGGGGTCTTGTCGATATCCCGCCGGGCCTGCTGCTTCCAGCCGTAGGCGCGGGTGACGATTTCGGCCATGAGATTGCGGGTGTCGGGGGCGCCGACGAGGGAGTCGATGGTGGGGGAGGGCAGGTTGATGTCCGCGGCCTGCTGCTGGGCAGGCGGCACGGGCGGCGGGGTGACGGACCCGTCGGCGTTCTTGGTGGGTTCCTGGGCGACGGGTTCCATGCCCTCGGGAACCATCCCGGTCAGCGCGGCCATGGCCGCGGCGACGTGGGCCTTGATGAGGTCGATGGCGGCCTGGTCCTTGGTGTCCTCGATGAGCTCCTGGGCGAGCTCGAGGAGCTTCTCGTCGGGGAATTCCTCGCCGAGGTCCTTCAGGGCGCCCTTGCGGGATTCCAGCCGCAGCGCCAGCTTCAGCTGGATCTCTTCCAGCTTGATGAGCAGGTCGACGGGCAGGGCGGGGGCCCAGTCGACGTCGATCTCGCACAGGGACGGGTCGGACCGGTCGGCGATTTCCGGCTGGCCGGGCTGGATGATCCCGTCGGTTTCCGGGTCGTACAGCAGCGTTTCCGGCTCGAAAATGAACATCGTCCGCAGCGCGAGCGCGCAGATGGCCTTGAATCCGGGCCCGTAGGTGACCTGCTTCTGCTGGAATTTCTGCATGGTCGGCAGGTACTGGATGGACAGCGCGACACCGGAGGTATTGGAGATGGCCTGTTCCTGGCCTAAAGCGCCGACCGGGACGCCCATCGCTTCGAACATGTACGTCTTGAGCATGTCCAGGTAGCCGACCGCGGCCTGCAGCCCCTGGAAGTTGTTCTCCAGGTTGTATACCTTCGCGTTGTCGTTGTCCACGCCCCAGACTTTGTTCGGCCCGACGTCCATCTGCGGGGCTTTGCCGCCGGTTATGACCGTGATCGGATTGGCGTGGTAGTTGATGATGTCGCTGATCTCGGTGGCCTTCTCGTTGTACTCGCGGTTGGTCCCGAGGATCTCCCAGATGTCCGACAGCCCCCAGGGGGAGCCCTGGGCGAGGGTGTTCTGGATCTGCACGATGGGAATGATCCCGACCGGGTTCTCCCGCTCGGAGATCAGCTCGTCGTTGACGTACTCGCGGATCGTCGTGTCGGTGATGATCTCGACGTAGGTGTTCGTTATCCGGGTGCCGTCCGGTGCGGTTGACCAGAAGCGGTATTTTAACTTGAATTCCTCCATCCGCTCCTTGTCGTGCGGATGCCACCGGGGGAAGCAGAAGCTGGGGTTGAGCGGGATGATGCGAATCCGCGGCGGGTTCCGGAAACCGAGCGGGTCTGTCCAGCCGGGCTCGTAGGTGACCTTGACGAAGACGTCGCCGAAGATGGAGCCCATGTTGCCGATTTCCCACAGGACCCGGCCCTTGTTGTTGTCCCGTGACCACACCCGGTCCAGCAGGGCGGGGACGAGATGAGTCCACATCTTGTCGGACTTGAACTGGATTCCCTTGGTGAAGCAGAAATTCGTCAGGAAGTCGCTGAGGCTTTTCGTGTAGTTCAGGGTGAGCTGCGGCTCCCCGTTCGGCTCCACGTACCCCCAGTGGTGCCCCAGGTAGAACGCGGCGGCGTTAGCGTACCGCTGCATCCGAGGCCCGTGGACCTCGAATTCTTCCTCAGATAACTCGACGATCCCGAGCGGGGATATCGACATGGCCAGCGTGCCGGCACGCTGGCTGGGGGAGGGGAAGTCGAGCGCCATCCGGGTGTTTCCTTCCGCTCAGGCGGAAGGGCTGCTAGTCGCTGACGCAGGCGGCGTTGCGCCGGTACTGACGGCCGCCGGACCGCTGCTCGACGACGAACTTGCGCTCAGCCTCGTCTCCGGTGGCCGCGGCGAACGGGCCGAGGTACTCCGGCGCCTCGGTCCAGGCGGCGGATCCGGCGTGCATCCGCTCGCGGGTGGTCTCCTGCGCGGTCTTGATCCAGACGGGCTTGTTCTGGTTGGGCCGGCCGGGGGCGGTCTCGTATCCGGACATGACGCCGACCATGAAGTCGTTCGGGACGTCGCGGTCCAGGCCGATGCCTTCCTGGAAGTGGTTCGGGCCGAGCTTGCCGGACACGTCAGGGGCGATCTTGGCCTCGTAGACGGAGCTGCCGCGCTCGGGGACCTTCGGGGCGGGGGCTAATCCCATTATCCTGCTCCTTCGACGATGGCGGTCGGGGTGGTGCCGCCGGGCATGACAAGCCACACCGCGGTACCGGGGTTGGGGGCGCTGGTGCTGTTCGCTGGCGCTACCACGTCGATAGGCGGGTTCTTGAGCCCTACCGGGTCGATGTTCCCGCCGGGGCCGCCGAATCCCTGCCACCAGAATGCGGCCCTGTTCGGGACGATGACAGTCTCGCCGGGGGCGACGGACCAGCCTTCGTCGGCGCCGGCGGCGGGCTGGGTGGCGCCGTCGGTGGTGACGTACATGACCCCGGCGGCGGTGGTGTTGGTGACGCGGATGTAGTTCCACCGGCTGGCCGAGGTCAGCACGGTGGCGGATCCGCCGGTCGTGCTGACGGACCCGGACCAGGTGCCGGTGAATGCGGTCATTAGCTGCCTGCTACCCAGTACTCGATGGCGACGTCGGAGGTCTCGGAGGCCAGGGTGAGGCTGGCCGGGACGGCGGACAGCGAGGAGCCGAGGGTGGAGAACCGGTAGGACCCGGCGGCCAGGTCGGCGTTGGCGGTGGCGGAGATGGCGGGGAAGGCGGGGGCGAGCTTGGGCCCGGTGGTGCCGACGGCCAGGACGTAGGAGCGGTACCAGCCGGTCGGCAGGACGGTCGCGGTGGCGAGCGCGAAGGTCCTGACCCCGGTCGAACCGAAAGCGGTGCCGCCCTGGTCGGCGGTGATGCCCCACTGGGTGCCGCTCGAGTCGAACACGGCGAGCCACCCGTGGGTCAGGCTGCTCCCGGCGGTGATGACGTCGAGGTACAAGTTCGTCAGGGTGCCGCCGCCCCAGTAGAACTTGGCGAGGTACCCTACTCCGGTGGTGATGGCGGTCAGGGACCCGGCGGTCTGCAGCGCGGTGGCGATGTCGCCGTTTTCGAATAAGAACCCGTTAGCGGCGGAGCTGAATGCCTGGGAGAAAGAGGTGGGGGCGTTCCCGCCGTTGACCATGTTCTGGTCCCCGCCGCCGTTATTGCTGCTTAACGCGTTCTGGACGGTCCACCCGGTGGGCAGCCCCGCGCCGTAGGCCGGGTTCGGTGCGACTGTCGACGTCATGGGTTCTCCCGCGGATGCCCGTGTTTACGCTGGTCCTGGTTTTAAGGCTATCACCGCCGCCGGTTATTGCTTTTTACCCGGCGGTCACTGTCCCGGCGGGGGCGGTGACTTTTATGCTCCCGGGATTCCCGGTGGTGATGTGGCTGCGGGGTTCCGTCCGGGAGAACCCTTCGGGGATTTCCCAGCGGACGTACCGGAACGGGGTAAGGACGACGAACCCGCCGGGCCCGGCAGCTGCTACTGTCCCGGGGGTCCCGGTGACGGTGACGGTGATCCCGCCTGCCGGGACGGACAAGATGACGGTACCGGGGGGCCCGGCCAGGATGGCGCCGCGGGTGCCGTGGCCGCCGGTACCGGTACCGCGCCGCGCAGGGATGAGGGCACGGGACCTGACCGGGCGCCCGGGGGTGCCGGTGACGGCGGTGACCGTCCCGGCGGGGGCCCTGGCCGTGACGGCGCCGGGGACGCCGGCCAGGGTGACGCCGCGGGTGCCGTGCCGGCCGCGTCCCGTCCCGCGCCGCGGCGGCTCCGGGGTGCGGGACCGGGCGGCCCGGCCGGGGGTGCCGGTGATGGCGGTCACTGTCCCGGTGACGGCGGCCAGGGTCAGGATGCCGGGCCGCCCGGCAACTGCCGTGCCCGCGGCGGCGGTGACGGTCCCGGCGGGCGCGGTCGCGAAGATGAGACCGGGGGTGCCGGGGGTGATGCCGGGGATGGAGGCGACAGCGAAGATGCCCCGCCCGGCGCCGCGTTTCGGTGCGGGGGGCCGGGCCCGGACGCGGCGGCCGGGGGAGCCGGTGACGGCTGCTGCTGTCCCGGCCGGGGCGGCGGCGGTGATGGTGCCGGAGGTGCCGGTGACCGTGACGCTGGCGGCGGGGGGCCTGGTGCCGCGGCCGGCGCCACGGGCGGGCAGGTGCGGGCGGACCCTGATGACCTGCCCGGGGCTGCCGGTGCAGGCCTGGACGGTGCCCGGGGGGGCGGCGGCGGTGACCTGGCCGGGCGGCCCGCTGACGTTCCCGGGGGTGACCGCCGGGGCCGGCAGGGCGCCCATGGTCAGGGCGTAGCCTGCGGTCCGCGGCGGGGGCAGGGCGGCGCGGGCGGCCTGGGCCCTGGCGGTCAGGGCCGGCCCGGGGGCGGGCGGCGGCGCGGGCGGCGCGCCGCGGGTGCTGCGGACGGTCCCGGCACGCAGGTAGGTGACGCGGATGCTGGCGGGCTGAGATAACGGCGCGGGCTGCCAGGCAGGCGGGACGGCGGTCCTGGTGCCCGCGTCCGCGGCTGCCCGGCCCCGGGGCCGGGACCGGGGCAGCGGGGCACGCCACGGGCCGGCCCGCGGGGTCAGCGGCGGCCCGCTGACGTTCTCCGGGGCCGGCAGGGCGCCCATGGTCAGGGCGTAGCCTGCGGTCCGCGGCGGGGGCAGGGCGGCGCGG